CTTTTATCTCCTCCATTTAAAAACTCAATATCAAAATCAGGTTCAGGTTCAGGTTCAGGTTCAGGTTCAGGTTCAGGTTCAGGTTCAGGTTCAGGTTCAATTTCTAAATCATCAGCAAAGAAACCAACACCAGCAGCATCATAGGCGCCAGCATCATCTTCTCCTGTAGTATTTGATTTTTTAATAGGTATTTCATATGCGCCATTATATGCAGAGTTATATTGTTCTGTCCATTTACAGTCGTTATCTCTAAATTGTATAGTATTTTTTTCAATAGGATGTTTACTACAAATGTATTTCGCCATTTCTGACTTATCTGGTTTGTTTTTTTGCAAAAACATTTTCATTTTGCCCGGATAGATAACAAATCTAACCAAGCCACCCTTTATATTCTTTTCATTTGTTTCGACATCATAACATGCATATCGCATAGAATTATACAAATCCGTAAAATAATAAAAAGGCCCATATCGTGATTCAATATTCGATTTTTTAATAGAGAAAATAGCATTATATTTCGCAGTATTACTGTCACTTCCGTTAAAAACGACCATAGGTGTTTCTATTAATGATGCTTTATGGAAAAGTTTTATGGCCTCAGGATAAGCTAAAAATACGTCAGTAACTGTCTCGCTTATATTATAAAATAGTATCTTCCTATAGTTGAATACTTCACTTACTGTACCCCACCATAGTGTGTCACTACTTCTAAACCGAATTACGGTATCATTTTTTTCCTTAAGTTCATATAATAAGATGACGCGTTTATTAATGTATGCACTTTTTACATCATTCATGCTGGGAGATTCGACAAGTCTGCCTTTAAATTCGCATAAACCATGGCCGAATAAGTTGTTTAATAGAAAGGAGGCATTATCTAGTATATCATATTTTGAAGTACTCTGTGAGAAATTTGGGAAATAAAATGTCTCATCATCGCTAGATTTATACAACATGAATTCTAAAAATGGTTTATATGCATTTTTATTTATAGAGTAAACTAAATACTCAACTAAAATTTCACCATCACCTGTATCACCTAGTTCGCTCAAACTTTCATATATGTTATCTAGGTCATGTGTTAAATGGTCTGAAGATTTATCAGAAAAGGGGTATCTTATATTTGTCATTTTGTGTTTTTTTATTGACAAGCCATTATTGAATTTACTTTCATAATCTTCTTCTTCCTCTAAATCATGTAACGACATTTTATCTGATATAGTAGATTCTATATAGGAAGGTAAAAGTTCGTTCAAGTCGCCATCTCCATCTACATCTCCATATTCATCATCATCATTATATTCATATTTTTCTTCTAAAATCTGTTTTGAATATTGTTTTTTGATTTTCGATTTATCTCTCGCATCTGTAGCATCTCTAGGTGTATCATCTCTAGGTGTATTTGTTTTTTTATAATAACGCTCAATGTCACCTAAAGTTATGAGTTCATTATGTGTTAAGTCGTTTTTCTTTCTTCGATGTGATGAAGGGAGCATTGTATTATAATTATGTGTCACACAATTATAATACTAGTATATTATTATTTTTGCACTTTACGGCGTATTGATTCTTTAACTTTTTCTTCACGTGACTCTAACAAAAACTGTACTAATTCTTTTGCTTGTTCATCGTCATCTTTGAAATACTTCATTAGGGAAGTAGCTAAAGTAGTTTTATTAAGAGGTGCTTTTACTTTTGTTTTTGTATAAATAAGCTTGCCGTCATTCACGTCAAAACAGTCGATTTCATTTTTGCGCATAATTTCTACTAAATTATCAGCATACCCTTTGCGTTTATCCTTTAGCTCTTTAAGCCGTGCTTGTATTTCACGTATTTCGTTATCGTTTGACATCCATCCCTTAATATGTTGCACTAGTTGTTCTTTTGTCTCCATGCTATATTTAATATACTATAGAATATTAATACATATTTTTTATATATATTTAATTAAATATGTATTAATATTTTTTAATGTCTGTTATTTGGACTTCTCGTGCTATATTTCTTATAATTTTCTTTTCTATTTTGTCGTCATCTTCGATAGGCTCTGTTATTTTATTTAATATAGTCAAGTATTCGTATTGTAGTTTTTCATCTTCAATCCAGCGTGGGTGTAAGTCTACCCAATCTGATATTTTATTTCGCTGTTTATTTGCGACAGTTTCAATTGTTTTTTTCATTATGGTATTATTATTATCTTTCTCCCATTTGTCATGTTCTTTAATATACACAGTATCACGTTTAAGGTCGGTACAATGTATCGGACGCTTATAAACATCTAATTCTTTAAGACCATTAATCATGAGATTGCTTATCCCTTGAGCAATTCCATTTTTTCTAGTAAAGTAAAGGTCTTCAAGTGTTATTTTCAAAGACTTAATAAATTCGTTTATATTGATAGCATCTTTGCACTGTTCATTGAGAAATACATTTAAATTAAAGTTGTTGTTGTTATTAGTAGTATTGTTTATAGTGTTACCCATTTTAGGAATCATACTTTTTATCTGCTCCTGTTGGTCTTTAATTATTTTTATCATTTCTTTATTGTCATTAATAAGCTCCATAAACATGTCTTTTGTGATTGCGTGATTTATTTCTTTTTCTGTATTACTCGTATTCGCGGCTATTTCGGTCTCATTTAGTATCTTGTTTGTAAATTTGTTACATATTTTATAATGCTTCCATAGCCCAACTCTTGAAAAATATTGTTTGCTACATGTGTCGCAGACAAATATTTTAGCATTTTCGTTATCATTTTCCGTATTTGTTAACTTTTTATGTTTTGATGTCAATATATGTTTTTCATAGTTGCTTTGTTTACTACATATAAAGTCACAACTCTTACATTCAAAAATATTTTTTTTTCCTTTATCATTTTCTTTTAAAATATTAAGATTATGTTTTTTCACATTATTATGAGTTTTCATATTATTATCGTTTTTCGTATTATTATGTTTTTTCGTATTATTATGTTTTTTCGTATTATTATGTTTTTCTAGTAAGCCGGATGTATTACAGTGTATATTACACTTTTCACAATAGAATATTTTTTTCTCTTTAGATTTAGTAACCTTTGGGGTGGGATTTTTTGGTTTTTCGAAAGATAATGGCTCAATGCTATTCAAAGTTGCGTGTAATAAAATAAAATATTCTTGTTCTTTTTTTCTTGCTTCATAATGATCTTTGCAATTAAAAAAATTAACTATTTCCATTTTCCAATTATCCCATCCACCATTGTTTCTTATCACGTCATATAACTTACATTTATAGTTATGTGATCTACTATTTGTACACCCTTGTTTGTGAGCATGTTTTCTTTGAACAAAATTTGTCGTATGCCCTACATACAACTCAGTAAAACTGGGTTCTTTACAAGTTATTTTATAGATAATTGTATTTGAATAGTCAATTTCTTTCTTGGGCATAATCTAATAAATATCTTATAGTTATCTTATTTATAATATAATATATAATAAATTCCTAAACCTTTTTCATAATATATATAATAAGATGTTAAAAATTATCGTAACAAATATTTAATATTAAACAATATTTTTTAGAGCATTATGATCAGGATGGTAATAATTGTATTGTTTTCAAAACTAGGTTGGCTTGTTAACAAATGGACATTTTTTGTTAACGTTTTAGTTAACCGGTTAAAAGACGCCGACTATATTATATTTGTTTGCTACATATAAAGTCACATATTTTACACTAAAAAAACATGGAATTTTCTATAAGATTTTTTGTTAACAACGATTGTATAAGATGTTTCTAGGTACTTTTTGTACAAAATTATAAAAAAAGTTATGGTAACAAAATATTCAACTTAAAAACGCGATTTAGAGCATTATGCTCTGAGTGACGAATGCATTGTTTTTTTCAAATCTCTACCCCCGTTTTCCGAAAATGGACATTTATTTTTGTCCATTTTTGAAAAATGGCCTCCGAGAGTTGAAATTTTCATACATCATCACTTATTCGGCGTCCGCCCTGCCCATTTCGCGGGGTATTGTGACCATTATGGTGTGATAAATATATAAAGATATTAGTAAATTGTTAGCATAATGCTGCGCAGAGGATGGGGCGAGGGTTATACGGATTATACGGAATATTGGTAGTATAATATTTTATATGTATTATATATATTTAGGGTATAAATGAGAACTCGGAAGAAATGTATAAAAAAACATAAGAAAAGGGTTACTCGTTTTAAAATATATAAAGGAGGTCGGTCATCTGGTAGTAGTAGTAAAACGAGCGACAGATTGAGTCTACATGAGCCGGTACGAGTGTCTAGTGCGGCATTAGCGAAGTCCGCATCCTCGCATGCATACTCGCATGGATTATCTCTAATATCGCCTGGGAAAAAATATGAAAGTAAAATAGTTGATGTTAGTAAACTTCCTGGTCATGGACGCGATCGTGCACTTTCATATCATGCGAATATTCATTCTCAAGGCGATAGCGTGCCCGAGTCTATAGATAAAGGACTAGATGAGAAAGTTAGAGATGTATTTGACTTAAATCCGCCTCTAGATAGTCCAACAAAAAGGAAGAGGAAAGCATTAGAACGTCGCATTAGAGAGAATATCCCACCTGCACCACCTGTAGAATTATCGCCAAGGGGTCGTGGATTATTAACATCATATACACCAGAATTAGATATTGTTGAAGATGCAACGCGTATTCCGGTTTTGGGCAATGGTGCAAGCAGGACAGCATCAGGATATCGAATGAAACCTTTTGTATATAAACACAGTCGTCCTTTGCCTTTATCATTTTTAACTAAACAACAGGCTTCTGTAAAATCAAAAGCGCAGGCTATAATGCTTATGAATATAGAAATGTTTCCAAGCACTTATGCGTATTTATCACCTACTATATATGACATACTCAAAAGATTAAATAAAAAAGAATTATTTGGGAAGATACTTGTAAAGGGAAAACTTAGAGATGCATTAATTCCGTGTATAACTATAACACGTATAAATGCAATGGAAAGTCGACTTTTTATGCCTCTATATGATACGGTACAATTTATGAACGCGATTTATCAGTTAGATGCATATAATTTAATGATAGGTCCTAATCCATATGATCCCGTAGCTGCAGACATTTCTGATATTGAGGTTACTACACCAGATGTTAATTCACCGTCCCCAACAAATTTACAGGTTGTGGGGTATAATAAACATCCTATGTTTAGGACACAACCTATGTCAGAAGAAGAAGAAATAAAGTTGGCTGACTTATCTGATACGCATCCAAAAATAAATGGGGAGGATTATGCGTTTATTATTGCTCACGGGTCAATCGCAAATGAATTATCGCCGAGGATGAAAATTCTTGCTAATAAATACTTAAGAATAATAGAAATTGGAAAAGCGGGACAAATACTTGGTATTAAATATCAAAGTCTTATGTTAGAAATAAATAAAATATTGAGAGACCATACGTTTCACGCAATGTTTGACAATAATAAAGAAGGAGCAGATATACGCAGTATCGTATTTAACATATTATGTCCGTATTTTACGATTGATAATATAGAATTATGCACTGCTAGTAATACATTTAATCTAGTAAATATAACACATGAAAGAGCATTTTCTGGTCATGTTGCAGATAGTATGATAAAGCAAAATCATAAAATCACATATAAAAGTATAAAGAATAGGGTTACATTGGGGGTATTTGTACCTGTAGATTATAACACAGATAAATCTACTCAACTGTTAGCCAAAAAGGAACTATATAAACTATTTCCTGGTACATCATTTTTGAGTGAAAATACAAGTATGAAGCTAATCGAAACACTACTTCCAATTGCGATTCAACAAAATAGGCGTATAAATATAATTATATCGTCGTGTGCTGTTAATTATACACAAGGGGATAATGTATACGATAACCATTATACCATGACTAACCGTAAACCAGGTAATAAAAACCCAGCAATAGAAATATTGACACTTTCTAAAAAATATTTATCAAAAATTAACAAGATAATGGATGAATATATTCTTACTTTTTATACAGATGGTGTTATGACTTTTAATCGTAGTATTGTGAACGGAAAGAGTGTATTTACAGGATATAAAGACTATAATAGAGATGATAATTATAGCATGTTATTTACTATCACTGGACACATTATTACTTTTTATAAAACTAAATTTGAAGCATTTATAACGAGTGGTTATACTTCATCTAATGTAGTAGATGAAATGTTTAGTTTTTCCATAATAAATGAAAGACGTATAACTAATACGTTAGTTGAGAGTGGACGCAATTTACAGGACTACTGGTTTGGTAGATTTAATACTTATATTAATGAAATGATAAAGGTTAAAATATTTACGATGAATGAGTTTAAAGATATATGTTCGCAGAGGATAATTATGATAAAAACATCATTAGATATTATTCTCGAAAATCTTAGAGGTTTTAGAATAAGGTATGTAACAGGTCCCGGGGTTGATGCTCAAACACAGGCAACATGCGATATGTTGGATGAAGCAATTAAATATGCAAATATTATGTATACCTATTTTTCTAGGTTAGAAAGTTTACTGGACTATATAGTTGATGGATTATCGCTTGATGCTAACAATCCTAATTCATTCTTAGATTATAAAAAATATGTAGATATGAAGAAAGAATATGACGAAACAGCAGTAAAAGAAATGTACGAAGAGTTGGTAGAAGATTTGGATTATGATAGATATGAAGGTGAATCTGTAGGATTTGGTGAACGTTTTTATAAGACACGTCTTGTAAATCCTTTACCGCCTCATGCTAAATTTCGAAAAACACACCGATACCAATATAAAAATAAAGTGCTTCCAAATTATGATGAAGTCAGAAAAAGACGCAAAACAATGAAGAAAAAATTATATGATGACCTGCATGTAGGAAAATATGCACGAAAAGCGAAGCGGTCATCCGGTGTTTCTATATAAATATTGAGGTTGAATATAATAATTCAGTATTTTAGTAATTCAGTATTTTAGTAATTCAGTAATTTAAATTTAAGGTCACTAACTTTAAATTTAAACCGACTTTTGGTTATAAAAATCAATTTTCAATAACTCGTTTCATTAGTATACTAGTAACTAGATACGGGTCCATATTTGCTGCTGGTCGCCTATCTTCAAAATAACCATATCCAAACTCATATGTATTATTATTGATACGCACTGATGCACCTCTATCGCCGATACCTGAATAGAATTTATCATAACTTGATGTTTCATGTTTCCCCGATAGACGTGATTCATTTCTATCACCATAGTAATGTATATCTTCTTTGTGATATTTTTCCATATTATTTATAACACGATATATTTCCATTATGCCGGCATTATCGTGACATGGTGTGCGCATGACGAGGGTTGAAAAATTCGCATGACATCCTGATCCATTTATATGAGCGAACGGTTTAGGTTCATATGAGATCGTATTACCATATTTTTCGGCAATGCGTTCGAGCAGGAATCGGGCAACTAACAGTTCATCGGCGGCAGTTATTCCCTCTGATGGTCCAATTTGGAATTCCCATTGGTTTTTGCTTACTTCGGCGTTTATACCGGAAATAGTAATACCAGCTTTGGTACACGCGAGCATATGTTCTTCTGCAAGTGAACGGTATTCAATATGTTGCCCTGTACCACAGTAATGTTCTGTTGTATTATAAAATATCGACTCATCATCGTGCATGCGTTTATCTAAAATAAAGTATTCTTGCTCAAGACCGAACCATGGTTTTTGTTCGCGACACGAGTCGAATATTTTAGAAGCGAAGTGTCGCGTATTTGAATCAGTCGGTGTTCCATCGTGGTTATATGTTTCACACAAAACAAGTTTAGAGTACCATATATGACTTCCGGTTGTATTTAGTAGAGGATTGTTGCATACAAAAATGGGATGAAGTTTAATTTCAGATTTTTTGCCGTCGGCTTGACCCGTAGAGGAACCATCATAGTCCCAGTCGGGAAATATAGGAACGCTTGAATAGTCTGCCGGAGTATTCTTAATAATTTTAGTTTTAGACCTAAATTTTTTATTATTGTCGAGCCAAATATACTCAGCAATAGTGAATGTCATTTTTGAATATATATATATACACACAAGTATATTTTATATAGTTTTTAAATATATTTAGTATAATATATATAAATACCTAGTTCTTCTGTATCCATTCCAGTTTTGGACTAGGTCATAGTTAACTTTTAATGCGAATGTCTTTTACAAAATTGCGAGCCATCGATAGATATGACACTATTACATGGTTTACCAACATTAACGCCGCTTTTTAGTATAGCGACGCACCGTGGTTTAGTACTTTCAATCGCTATTGAACTTGTTGAACCGGTAGAACCGGTAGAACCGGTAGAACCGGTAGGATTTTTAGCAATATATTTTTTATAATGTGTAGGACAAAATAGTAGATTTTCAACCTCATAATATAGTGCATTTTTGTCACACTTTGTATCACCATTAACAATATTGGCGTCACGTTTTTTTATAATATGAGAACATTTGGTGGTGGGTAAGCAATCAGAACCGGTGGAGTGTATATTTTTAGAGAGTTTAACAGATGGGTATTGTATAAATGGTAGTAGTTTGTTAGTAATAGTGCGACAGTATGGGCATTTAATTTGATAAGACTGAAGTTTAGTAACTTCGTATATTGGATTTGATTTTGTTTTTTGGTAAAGTACTTCTTTATAAATTGGAATATAGTTAAACTTGTGATTACATTTAAGTGTAATATGATTTGGGTGAAGTTTATCTTTAGAAATAAGACAAATGTTATCGTCACTAGAAGGAGACACGGATGGGCAAATAATTACATTTGATGATTCTGATGGTTCTGACGATTCTGATGTATTAGTATTTGTTTTGGCTTCAGTTAATGACTCGGAAGATGTATTTTGTATAATTTTAGAAAGTTCGGAGAAAAAGTCAATAGAATTTTGTGGGTGTTGCGTATTTAATTTAGAAGTTAACATAAATATAAATTGTGTATAATTAATAAAATAAAAAGTCTTTATATTATTATATTAATAATATGGCGACAAAGAAAGAATGGGGGAATGCGACCTGGTATTTATTTCATACTCTTTCGTTCAAAATGAAGGATGAATATTTTGAAGAGTTGAAGCATGACTTTTTGAATATATGTACAAAAATATGTACAAATCTTCCGTGTCCTGATTGCTCGGAACATGCTACGGCTATCATGAAAAATTTAAAAAGGGATAATATTAAAACAAAAAAGGATTTACAATTATTCTTTTTTGATTTTCATAATTCAGTAAATAGGCGCGTTAAAAAGCCTGTGTTCGAAGAGAACCAGATGTTTATATATCATAAGGCAATAACTAAGAATATAGTATTTAACTATATAACTATATTGTCTAGAAAACATCATAACATAAAGTTACTAACAAATGGGTTTCATAGAGATATGACAATGAATGATTTCAAGAAATGGATTTCTCATAATAGTAACAAGTTTAATCCGTAAATATAACTCGAAACTATATTACATGTTACATGGTATGTATAACTTCACCATTTCTATATACCTTGCATTTAAAAGTCTGTTTATTGGGTCGCGAGCATATTGATGCACCGTTTTCAACATTAAAGAATACCATTTCATTATTTGCTGCTGAAACAAAGAGGTACCATAGATATCCAACAATCCAGCCGATTGCGAGACCGATTATGACGCCGACGATAGGGGTACATCCATAGTATATTTTAGATGCTGCATCTATGACGAAGAACACCATAATGATGGAAAGCATAATAACATTGTAGCTGCTATACTGTAACATAGGCATAAACATGTAAGCAAAAATGAATGCTAATGCTGCGCTATTAAAGTTGGGAATTGTGTATTGACTGAGACCGAAAGGTAATGAGACGAAGTTACATTGTTGTTTCCAGTATGGAGAACCTCTGTTATTAATATCCTCGAATTTGGAGTTAGTGGTGAAAGCAGTAATGGAGAAAACGAAAAGCAGGATAATAAAGCCGGCTAAATACATTACCCATTTTAAGTTTCCATTGCTTAAACTAGAAATAATGAAAAATCCTGATAATAAAACAGGTGATAAAGAAGATAGTAGTTGTAGAATACCACCAATAGACATAGATACACCTGGTTCTAAATTAGATAACCTTAATGTTTTAATAAAATTGGTATTTGCCGAATTTTGATTTTGATTTTGAGGAGCAGGTTGATTGTTAGTTATTGACATATTATATTTTATATGTTATATGATATATAATATATAATAATATAATGTTTTTGTATTGAGTATTGTATTTTGTATTTTGTATTTTGTATTTTGTATTTTGTATTTTGTATTTTGTATTTTATACTTAATGTTTAAGCAACATATTAAATATATATGTAAAATACATAGAAACAAAAAGATAATAATATATACAGTACATTATTATCGAATCGTAGGTTTATAAAACCACACCACAAAACAACAAACAACAAACAACAAACAACAAACAACAAACAACAAACAACACAACAGCAAAAACAAGATGGGTATTCCGAGTTATTTCACAAAAATAGTGAAAGCGTATCGTCATATTCTAAAAGACATGAAACATTTGAGTCATGTAAATAATTTATACATGGACTGTAACTCATTGATATACGATGCTGTAAAAAACAACCCGACATATGATAAGGGTAAACCCAAGGAGTATGAAAAGGAGCTTATAAAAATGGTATGTAATAAGATTGACTTTTATGTAGATTTGTTAAAGCCAAAATCTCGTGTATTTATTGCCTTTGATGGTGTTGCGCCTGTTGCTAAACTGAGTCAGCAACGCGATAGGAGATACAAGTCATGGTATACTGCGCAAATTCAGCGGGATATCGAAGGTGTAAATTATAAGGAAACGTGGAATACGTCGGCGATTACACCAGGTACTAATTTTATGAGGCAATTAAATGAGGAAGTTGGTGTATACTTTGGTAAAAAGACGGTGGCTTCAGACGATGGAGTAAAAGCGCTAGAGTATATTGTATCGAGTAGTTCCGAGTCTGGAGAGGGTGAACATAAGATATTTGATTATATGCGAAGGTATCCGGAGTATCATAATTCGCCGGATACGACGACACTTGTATATGGTCTGGATGCAGATTTGATTATGTTGACATTGAATCATTTACATATAACTAAAAATCTTTACTTATTTCGTGAGACGCCTGAATTTATAAAGTCAGTTGATTCTACATTGGATGCGAATAAGGATTATTTGCTAGATATCCCGGAGTTGGCGAGTGCGATTATCAAGTATATCAACAATGTAGAGGCTAATGTGGCTAATGTGGCTAATATAGGAGGAGAAGTTACAGGAGAGAGAGATTTGAGTAAATTAAAAGAAAAAGGGGATAATGAAATAAATAGGATAACAGACTATATATTCATGTGTTTTTTATTGGGGAATGATTTTATGCCGCATTTTCCAGCGTTAAATATAAGAACCGTGGGTATAGATATATTGTTAAATGTATATAGGGAGACATTGGGTAAGACAAATAAGTACTTAACAGAAGGTAATAAGATAGTGTGGAAGAATTTTCATGAATTTATAGAAAATATTGCAAAACAAGAGGATACACTTTTGATGGATGAGCATAAGAAGCGTGACAAGTTTGCGCGAAGGTTTGCGGAGGGAGGAGGCGGTGGATGGTCTGGGAGGGCTGGAGGTGGTGGTAGCGGAGGCTATAACAACATGAGAGATAACAGAAGCGAGAGAAATGCGTTTAATCAAGGAATAAATAAAAATCAAAGTAACTCGCAATATTTTGCAAAAAATGATAAAAAGGTATTAAATGATACAGACGAAGTATTGGGCGAAGGGGCAGATATTCAACAAATGGATGATTTATTAATGTTACCAATGAAAGAGCGTAGTGTGGAAAAATACGTCAACCCTTTTGCGAAAGACTGGGAGTATCGGTATTACAAGGCGCTGTTTGATATCGAGATAACAGATGATAGGAAGAGACAAATCTGTGTAAATTATTTGGAAGGACTTGAATGGACATTTAATTATTACATGGCGGGATGTATAGATTGGAGATGGTGTTACAATTATCATTATGCGCCACTTTTTAAGGACCTTGTAAAATATATTCCGCATATGGACACACAATTTTTAAAGATAAAGGAGAAACAAACGATTGAAGACCTTGTACAGTTGTGTTATGTGTTGCCTAGACAGAACTTGAACTTATTACCCGTAGATGTGAATATCGTATTGATGCAAAAGTTGGGACACTTGTATGGAGACGATTACGAGTTTAAGTGGGCATACTGTAGGTATTTTTGGGAGAGCCACGCTGAACTGCCGAGGTTACACATTGAAACACTGGAGGATATAGTTCGTGAGGCGAAAACCAAAACAACATTTGCTACATCTAGACCGATTCCTATACCGAAGTCACCACTACTTGAAAATAATATGTCACCTATAACCATGGAAATAAAGAGTGTAAGAAAATAGGATATACAAATAAACAAATAAATAAATATTTTAAATTTCATAAGTATAATTTAAAACTTCCCAGTCGTAATCTGTATAGTTACCTTTGTAATACATATTGTGGGGGCTCGATTTTATAGTTATATCTTCTATTTTTTTTAATCGAAATCTATCAACTTCATATTTTAATGAACTGTCATTTATAGTAAATGTTATACAAATCATATCGTCATCTATATATGAATCCTTTCTATTTATATTAACAAAATTTGGTAACTGGTATTGAATAATATGTCTTATCTCATTATCAATTCCATAGTTAAGTTGATTGAATGCCTTTATTTTTCGATAAATATATTTTTCCAAAAATTTATATTTATCAAAGTCTATTAATTTTATAAGTTCACCGTTATATATCCTATATCTTTTTAGACATTTTGTATAAATGTATAAAATAATATCATCGGGGAATTTTTCGACTAATTCTATTATTTTCATTGTGTGTAATAACTATACAGAATATTATTATACAGAATATTATTATAAATATAAATATAAATATCATAATGTATTTATATTTATATTTGTATTTATTGAGTCGTAGAAACAGGAGATGAAACAGATGCGTGAGATAATATTAAATTCGACAAAATAGGAAATTTGAAACAACTGAATGAACAACTATTTATAGAAGTAGAAGTGCATGATGATTCCGCCGAAGATGCAAAATCTTGTTGCTTATAGATACACGATATTATAGAAAAAGATTTCTCAACAATTTTAAAAATAATAAAATATAAAATAGACCAAAGTGTGCTGCGAAGTAGTAGGGATGAAACTTTTAATGGGTTATCTCCATTTTCTATTTTATCTTCAACCATAGGGAATTTAGTAGAATAATTCTCCATTTTTTCGAGACATTCTTCGTGGGACAATCCCTGGCTACGTAATGTATCTATGCGGTATTTATCCATTTTGGACCATATTTTTGACCACTGTTTGTATACATAGTCGTAATAGTCATCCTTGGTATATACACGTTTATGCTTTTTTTCGAACTTGGCTTTAAGTTTTTGGGGGTCAATTATGGGACCATAGTAAACGAATAATTTGGTATTTCTATGTAAGATAATTTTTTCATCATCCATGACATAGTCTTTGTTAGTAGTATGAATAAGTTGTATAGGTATGTTGTTTTCGAAAGAATGATAAATAAATCCTTTTTTAAGTGTACTGGAAACAACCGGACGGTGAGCGCGGCGAAGTCCTTCTGGATATAAAGACATATTTCGAACGTCGTCACTTTTGCGAATTTCTTCTATTTTTTTAAAATTTTCTATAACTTTTTCTTTTGAATTTCCCGATGAAATAAAAATGGTAGCAGATGTAAGGTAACATATACCCCCAATAATTGGTAGTAAATTTTTCATTTTATTTAGAGCAATAAATTTTGCGGCGTAATGAAGTACATGTTGGTCAATAAAGAAGTCTCCGACGGAAACGTGGTTTGTCATATACATAATATTTTTATCATAAATAAGGTCTCTTTTAGAAACTTTATAAACGTTACATTTTGCAATTTTCATACATTGTTTTACAATATCTTGCACTACTTGTTTATTCGTTTTTATATCATAATTTAGAATAGTAAAAATGGGATATATAAATGTAATATAAAATAGTAATATAAGACTGTAAACATTTTTTATACCAAAATTTGAATAGTCGTAAGTCAACATAGGTTCAACATCTACCATTTTATAATAACAATAATATTTACTAAAGAATACTTAAAATAAAATAATATAAATTACTAAACATTAAAACGCAAATTTATAATAAATATTTATCGAAATAAATATTTATCGAAATAAATATTTATCATATAAGTAGTTTAAAATAATGGATATAGATATAGTATAAAGTACAAGTACAACGATGGAAAACGTATTAAGTCGAATTGATAACAACTATAAAATTCTGAAATTTTCAGGAACTAGGAATGATTTTGCGACATTAATGGACAATAATCCTGGTATTCTCATATTTAAGTTTACAGCGGATTGGTGTGGTCCTTGTAAAAAGATTAAGGATTATTCGTATAAGAAGTCGAATGATTTGCCGGATTATATGACAATGTTGGAGGTGGATGTGGATGAGTGTTTTGATTTGTATGCCTTTTTGAAACATAAAAAGATGGTGAATGGGATTCCGGTATTTTTGGCGTATGCTAGAGGTGTGAACGAGGGTCCGATAGCCTCAATAACGGGGGCAAGTTTGCCGGACATAGAAACATTTTTTGCGGCGTGTATGAGTTATAGGTTTAAAGGATAAAGTGTCATAGATAAAGTTTTAAAGTATTTCAGTAAAACAATATTATACTAAGAAAAATGCAAATAGTATAATAATAATAATAATAATAAGTTGAATAATAATATTAAATATAAATAAACTAGTATTTTTTCATAATGACGATGTAAGCAAGGAATATACCGAAAAAGTTTTTAGCGAATAAGTCTAAAATATTATAAATAGCATTTTTTACATAATAAGGTAATAAAGCAGCAATACCATAAATAGACCAAAAGAAGAAGAAGTACCAGAATATTTTCAAACCAGTACTGCTTTGTGTTGCATATTTGTAATAAATAATATAATAATAAATCAAAAATGGTATAAACCCCATAAGGACACCAGCCACTGTCGAAAGTATTTTTATTTCGCTCATATATCCAAATAGTAACATTAGCCAGTTTAATGTTATAATCTTTGATACAGTATCCATGTTATCTTTTAGTGTTCCGAATAAAGTCATACCGGTAGTATCTATATTATTATTTTTATTTCCCAAATAAATTAAATATACCATTAATGTTATTAACATAGTTGGTGTAGTAATTGCCCAGTCTACGTAGCGTTTAGGTGTAATATTTGTAACTTTATTAAAGTTATATACCAACCATATATAAAACAAGCCCTCAATAATTTGAACTGCTAATTCTAAATAAACTAAATGGTTTATTATATAATACTGAGGTGGAGTTGTTATCGTAAAAAATAGTGTTATAATCTCTATTATACCTGTGATAATCTGTACTATTACAGATATTCGCAACGTACTATAGAAAATTGCTTTGGCGTCAATACTCGAAAGTGTAGTCATTTTATTTACTGACAGGATATTATAAGTATATATATATTTAAAATATAAATAAGTTAAATATATATTAAAAACTATAAATAAATATATAGAAATAAATTTACTATATTATAGTAATATGTCAAGTATGTCAAGTATATCAAGTATGTCACATATGCATGAAAGTATGGACCTAGATATAAACAATTACGAGTTAACGGATATATTAAATTTATTCAAGTTACCGGTAATGTTTGACGATAAACATCTCAAACAAGCGAAGGTGACGGTGTTACATATGCATCCCGATAAATCAAAATTACCAAAAGAGTATTTTCTATTTTTTACCAAGGCATATAAAATATTATACGAGATTTATAAAGTTCGTTTTCCTGATGCTAAAAAATACAAAGAAGACAAGTTTTCATATACAGCGGTAATAGACCGCGAACTAAACCAGAACAAGTCAAAGACGGCAAACAATGTCGAAGACCGTGAGTATCATAAGTCGCAGGAAGAGGCGTATAAAAAACTTCAAAAGATGGATTCAGAAAAGTTCAATAAATGGTTTAATGAAAAGTTTGACAAGTTTCGTTTACATGACGAAGAACAAGACAATGGGTATGAAGAATGGTTTAGGGGAGTTTCGAAGGATGGTGAAGAAGATAACGAATATGGTGAAATGGGAGGAACATGGGCTGAAAGGAATGCGCAAATAGAGCGAAAGAAGGTAGAGTTGAGGAATAAGATGGCGTTAATACAACAATCAGAAATACAAACGGCGAATAGTAGCGGTGGCGGTGGAGGGTACTATGGACTAGGACGCGAAGCTCCGCAAGAATATTCTAGCGGATTGTTTAGTTCACTGCAGTATGAGGATTTAAAGAAGGCGCATACTGAGACGGTAATACCGGTAACAGCAGAGGATTATGAGAATAGGAAAAAATATACATCGACAAATGATATGCAAATGTTTAGAGATATTGAAAAGTCGAAATATAATTATTCAAAGGAGTTTCAGACGACACAGTTAGATAGGGAAACAGCATTACAAGTGGAACAAGATATGAAAAGGGCATATAGATTAGCAAAACAGGATGAGATAGTGAGAGAGATAAACAAGAGGTTTAATTCGGAGTTTCATCAATTGACGAACTGAGATAGGTTGGGATATAGATGTCTATTAAAAACATGAGATGTAACAGATGCGTGAGATTAATCAAAATTCGCCCAATAAATCAAAACTCTAAAAATAACAAAATATACTTAGTATATCTAAAAATATATTCTAGGTAATTATTATACGATATAATATAATAAAATGAAAATTTCAAAACAACAGATATTAATGATTTTATTACTTTTAATTATAGGATATGTATATTCTATGTATTCGGGTAAATTAAACGATGATACAGAGAAAGAGGAGCGTGATTTAATTCAAAAGTTTTTAGCAAATGATGTGAATAAGATGGATCGAAAGAAGCCATTTTTGTGGATACCGGTTGAGTACGATGTGAACGAGAGACACTGGTTAAATTTCGGTTCAAGGAATACGACAAATTTGAATCAGCCTTATTTATATTTAACAATAAGGAGTATAATAGATAAATGCGGAGATTCATTTAATATATGTATTATAGACGACAATGTATTTAACAAGTTAATACCGAACTGGACAATACATGTTAGTCGTTTAACAGAACCTTTACGATGTCATATGAGAGAGTTGGCGATGGCGCAGTTGTTAAATAAGTATGGAGGAATGCGTCTACCGCCATCATTTGTGTGTTTCGAGGATTTAATAACATTGTATGAGCTTGGGGTAAATAGAGAAACGGCGTCGGGTGGTGGTGTATTTGTAGCGGAGATGGTGTCAAAGAGTATAACATCATCCACGATTACATTTGCACCATGTTCTAAAATAATGGGATGCCGCAAAGATAGTGAAGTGATGAGAAAATATATAGAATATTTAGAGGTTTTGGTATCGAAAGATTATACCGACGAGATGGATTTTGAAGGTAAGATAAGCAAATGGTTTTTTAACAATGTATCGAGTGGAGCTGTGAATATAATTAAGCCGGAGTTATTTGGGGCAAAGAAGAGCGATGACTCGCCCGTAGTTATAGAGAACTTGATGAGCGATACAAATATGGAACTTTCGAAGGAGAGTTTTGGACTGTATATACCTTCTGCTGAGTTAATAAAGAGGCGACACTATGGATGGTTTGTGAGAATGTCTCCTACACAAGTTTTACAATCGAATACTCAAATAGCGAAGTACTTACTGGCGATGAACTGAAATGGTACAACCATTAACTGTGTAACCTATATAACGTATATAACGTATATAACGTATATAACGTATATAACGTATATAATTTAAAAAAATTATATACATTACAAATTACGGTATGTATATTTTATAATCTATATCTTTTATTTCTTCTATACCTGTTGTGATTTTTATTCTTTTTAGTTTTCAAAATCCTTGAAAGTTTTGTTTTTATAGGCTTTCTAGATTTTCGTAACTTTCTAGATTTTCTTAATTTTTTGTTACTACCACCAGGTAAGGGTGGAGGAGGAGGTGGAGCAGGAGGAGGATGAGAACTACTATATCCGCTCACAAAACGTTCATACTGTTCTGCAGTTGGAGAACTTTCAATCGGCGAAACTTGTGTTTTTTTAGGAGATTTGCTAGGAGATTTGCGAGGAGATTTGCGAGGAGATTTTCTAGGTGACTGACGTCGTGGAAGCGGAGGAGGAGGAGGTGGCGGAGGTGGAGGAGGGAGGGCTGCTATTCGTTCTGCAACAACTGCCGGATCTTCTGGTGTATCAGGCGAGGGGTCTTGATAAAATGGGTCGGGAAACATGCCGCGTTCAGGCGAAATGCGCAAATAATCACCTATATAGTCTCTTATTTTTCTATAAGAGTTTATAGTACTAATTCGTTCGCTATGATCAGGCATAGCCTTTAAGTAAGATACAAGGTCAATATAAACATTATGACCGATCATTGAACCAACATTATTACATTTTTTACCGAATACCGGAGAAAATAGGTCACGCAACTGACAAAAATGATGATTTTTAAACATTTGTGTGTTATAACAACTATCAACTAGCGCAATGATAAAAATAATCCGATGAATAAGAATCATACATGAATCTACTTCCATTCTTTGTTCAGGGGAATCAGCAGTAGCTGGTTGTGTTATAACAGAAAACCTAGTACCAGTAGGATTCCATAGTATAGAACCATTTTGATTACGTCTAATCAATTTATTTAAGGCTATCATAATTTCCCCTAATTTTGTACCACACATTTCAGCACTACCTACAGTAGATGGTGGAATTTTTAACAACCTAGCTACTCCTGCTATTATTAAAACCTTTTCAGCAGGATTAGTATACATTCTAACATAAGTTCGAAGAAGATTTCTTATATTATCTAAGTCAAAGGGATTATTATGCGGCATAACACGACCAAAATCTATTGCTCGAACCTTAAATTGGTCAAAAGGTTGTGTTGTGTCATACATCCAGTTACCAAGATGAGCATCAAGAGGTATATACCCTATACGATAAAATACGACTACGCATATAGCTAATGCACGTTCAGTCATTTCATCGAATAATCTTTTTCTTTCGACGAGAACGGGATTAGTAGTCAAAGCAAGAGTAGAAGAAGAAGAAAAAGAATTATATAAATTCTTTAAAGGTTCATAGGATGGGGGCAAAGATTCCATCAATATAATTCCTACTTTTCTATTTACCGGAGGTTGTCCACGAATAGGGGTATATTCTAATTGTTCTAGTAAATATCGAAAAACAGTGTTATCTTTAAAAACATTGGTTCCTATTGCCGGTAATACACTCGCGTGTGTCGGAGAAGGAATACCAGGGAAAAAAATCTCACTGAATTGTGCGAGGTTAAATGTCGCAAAGGCATACACATCCGGACATACAGGTATACCACCATAGGCCATTGTTGCATTATATATGTTAGTCTGGTCATTATACTCGGTTAGAATCTCATTATATGTACACGTTGATTTAACAGTACCAGAAAATTTAGCAATTAATGGTATTTTATTCGGTTGAACAATACAACATTTTAAAATATGTTGCGTGACATATCTTCCTGTATTAGGCAAGTGATATTCGTCAGCATGCATTAGCTCACCTCTTTCATTAAAAATATCGCTTCTAAATGGGGTCGAACCAATCGGCAGAGTAATTCTTACTATAAAACCTGTCAACGAATTTACAGATACATTGTGAACTTGAATTGTGTTAGAAAATATATTAATAAACTCTCGCATATCCCTAACTCTTCGTATAGACATGTCTTCTCCTTTATCATTTTTTACAATTATTTTCATACCACCTTCTTGACTATTCATTTCATTCATAACGTCAGTCATTTTGATTACTATAAGATGGAATGGTATATATATGTAGTATATATATTTAGTATATATAAATATTTAATATATATATAAAATATTTTAAAGTCAAAAAAGCTCAACTAAATTATTAGTAAAAAGCGCCAACTCTATTTCATCTTCATGAATATTGTGAAATATAGTCATATATTTACAAAGTATTTTAGTAATTTTGTACTTGTTTGTTTCATTTATTAGGGGCGTTGTTTTAATAAAAAGGAAATAGTTGTCTAATATGTCCATTACAGAATAACCTTGGTCATATAAAGCGTATAATATTTTTATACAGTGTTTTAATTTTTTTTCAGTAAGCGACCGCGTATAGTCCTCAAATATGTGAAAACTAATATTAGTACATAGTAGTTTAACAACAGACAAATCGACAGACGTATTTAAAATTTTAATTTTTTCTAAATAGTTAATCAAAATACGTATAGAAACATTTGAAATATTGAGGACAAATTTTTGCGCCTCCGGTGTAATAATAATTTTCTCATTTTTTATAATTTTGGCTAATATTTTTTCTAGGCAAGCATCTTCGATTTGATTAATTTTGATAATAATATTGCGCGATTGTAGGCTATCGATTACTTTTTGTACGTTTGTACATGATGAAATGAAGTGAACTTTGTGACTATATTTGTCCATACAGTTGCGGAATACTTGTTGACTTTGTTCATTAATAATATCAATATCATCGAGAAGGACAATTTTTTTAAAGCCGTGTACTAGAGAGGCGGTTTGACAGAAGATTTTTAAGTCATTGCGGTAATAAGAAATACCCTGGTCTTTAAGACTATTTAGTACAAGTATATTGTCCGAGTCATAGTTGGTTTTATAATACTCGCGAATAATAGAATAAATAAGCGATGTTTTTCCAGATCCAGGGTCGCCAATTAAAAGTATATTAAGATTGTTCATAGATATAAGAGTTTGTAAAAGTTTGATAACATTCTGTTCTAGTTGTTCAAACTGGTCAAAAATTTGTGGTTGATATTTATTAATGAAGGGGAGATTAGTTTGTGACTGTGTAGGGGTTAGGGTAAACTGTTGTGTGGTTTGCATTTATGTAATGTAGTGTTTATAGTTTAAAGTATTAATAATGGTTAATAAATAGTAATGAATAATAATGTATTAATATTATTCGTTAATAAATATTTAAGTTTATGTTTCTTTAATATAATAAATATAGTAAATAAATGAAATCCGGTAACTCTGAAACATTTTATGATATTTTGGGAGTAGAAGAGAAATGTTCGCAGGACGAGATAAAGAAGGCATATCGAAAGTTGTCATTTATGCATCATCCGGACAAAAATGGAAATAGTGCAGAGTCAACAGAAAAGTTTCAAAAGATTTCGGAAGCATTTAGTATATTAAGTGACCCCGATGAGAGGGTTAAGTATGACATGAATCGTAATAATCCTTTTGCGAATATTGGTGGAATGGGTGGAATGGGTGGAGGAGTTAGAATAAACCCGATGGATATATTTAATATGTTTATGGGTGGAATGGGCGGAATGGGAGATCCGCATATGATGAATCCCTTAAATGGATTTGTAAATATTGGAGGACTGGGTGGACTGGGAGGGCTAGGTGCTATGGGAGGTCACGGTCCAAGAGTTATTATTAGAACATTTGGACCTGGTGGTGAGTCAATAAGTGAAAATATAATGGGAGGCGGTGGAGACCCATTTGGTATATTCGGCGAAGCAATTCACAATATACACAATATACACAATATACATGGTATACACGATTCACGAGCTGCTCCTTCTCCGCGCCAAGAGATGCACCAACAACAACACCCCCAACACCCTCAACACCCTCAACACCCTTATGATATTCCGCGAACCCCCAGATTTCAAAAGAGAGTTGAACCGAAACCTCCTCTTATAAGTATAAATGCGACAGTTACACTTGAGCATGTATGTCAAGGAGCGACGATACCCGTGGAGATGGAGCGTTGGAATATAAATAATGAAGGTGTACATGAGTTGGGTAATCATGTGGAGTATATATCAGTTCCAATGGGAGCGGAAAATGGTGAGGTAATAATATTGAGCAATCGCGGCAATGAGAATGCGGATGGAGTGCGTGGTGATGTAAAGGTAACATTTATAGTAGAGGAGCATGCATTATTTAAGCGAAATGGGTTGGATATTTTAGTAGAAAAAAACATAACAATAAAAGATGCATTATGTGGGTTTGTATTTGATATAGAACATATAAATGGTAAGAAGTTTTCATTCAATAGTTCGTCTGGGAATATAATAAGGGATGGTTTAATAAAAACGATACCACGATTAGGATTACAGCGGGGCAATGAATGCGGTAACTTAAATGTAGTATTTAGAGTCACGTATCCCGATAAGTTGAGCGAGGAACAAATAAAAATATTGGCGAATACATTATAGGCTGGTGTATGTGTGTGTCGAAAACGATACACCCAACCCAACATCCAATACTTAGCCAGCATGTTGTTGCGTATATGCAGCAACTTTAGTCAAATATGCTGGGCGATTTGTTTTATAAAGATGGGCCAATTCAGGTACAAGAGGGTCATCGGGGTTGGGTTCGTGCATGAGCGAGGAAATACTGAGAAGCAGTTTAGAAATAGTAAGAGCAGGACTCCATTTGTCTTTGAGAATATCGAGACAGATACCTCCAGATGCGCTGACATTTGGGTGTAAAATCGGGGTAATAAATTTGACATGTGGCGGCTTGAAAGGGTAGTCGCCCGGGAAGTCAATATCTAGGAAGAAAATGCCGCCATGGTATGGTGTGCCTTCGGGTCCGGTAATAGTTGCACGCCATTTCATAATATCATCTGAATGTGGACCTGCGCTACAATTTGAAGGAGGGTCTTTGACAAGTTCGGTGAGTTCTTTTTGGATACGCTTGGTGATGCTCATTTTTGCTTGGTAATATAGAGACGATAGTTTCGATGTTATGAAGCTTGTATATAGTTATGTTTATATGTGTTTATGTGTATATAGTGAATATTTTGTATATCAATTTTCTTGATATATAAAATATAAATTAAAAAAAATACAGATATAATATAAAACACTTACTTCACGATGTGCTATAGTGTTGAATCGAGTGCTAAAACGACATTACTTTCTTTAGTCGCCATTGTTGTAATGCTTCGGTCAAATGTGCCTCATTTTATGTGGATTGGTTTAATAATGGTTGGATGGTGTGGTATGCAATTTGCAGAGTTACTACTATGGCTTACAAACCCTCGTAAGTCATGTACACCGATGAATAAGTTAATAACACTTACGCTTATTCCTTTAGTACTGGTTTTGCAACCATTATGTGCTCTATTTGGATCATTTTTTGTAAAACCGTGGTCAGAATGTAGTAATAAACGTAAATTATTTATTGTAACATATTCCATGGTAGTTACATTTTGTCTGTTGGTAGATTTTTATAAAGATGCAGAAAAATATTGTACAGTAGTTACACCAGAAGGACATCTTCATTGGTGGTTATCTAATTTCACATCTAAATATTCATCAGATTCTTTAACAAAATACTACATATGGTTGTTTTTGTTAGCCGTCCCTATATTTATGCTATGGAATATTTCTTTTAAGGCTATTGCTGCAATTGCTGTATTACCATTATTTGGATTTTTTTACGGACTGAGGACGGATTCTAATGGAAGTATATGGTGTCACTATACGAGTTATACTGCAATTATTTCGTTGGTGATGTATGGGTTGTATAAATTCAAGATATACAATATTTTGAAGTAACGCTAAATATTATGAAGCTGAAAAACAGCGACCAACTCGCTGGTCGCCTGATGGAGTTGCACAAGAAGTAGCTTGGCGATATTGGTAGCGGCGAACTGATGTATTTAATCCGCCTACACCTGAACCAGGGACAAAACGGTTAACTGTGCTATCATTGGCTGTATTTATAAAAAAAATACGACCAACACCACCAGCGGTAGATCTTGAGCGGACAAGCCCACGGGCAACATTGTAACTTTGGATGCTAGTAGACATGATTGGACTATGCTTATATAATGTATGGAGATTATTATTTTTTGGGATTAGGTTATTATAAAATTGATTATAAATAATTTAAAACCAATACTATATATAATAGTAAAATACTCAAATGAGCGATAATGATTGGGTAGATATACCCATTAACGAATTAAAAGAATATGAAGCACATCCATCTGGATTAGTTAGAAATAAAAAAACTAAAAATATTTTAAATAATAAATGTAACAAACAAAGATATATATCTTTAACATTTGGAAAATTTACAATTGCGTTACATAAAATAATAGCAAAAACATTTATTCCAAACGATGATCCTATAAAAAAAACACAAGTAGATCATATTGATGAGAATACAAAAAATAATACAAAAAATAACTTGCGATGGGTAAGCCCAAGTGAAAATGTTAAAAAAGCTGTTATTTCGGGTAGAAAAGATGGAAGAAGTGGTACTACACCGATTAGGGTTACATTTCCGGATGGAACAAAAAAAGATTATCTTTATCAAATAGAAGCAGAAAAAGAATTAAAATTAAAAAATAATAATGTAATTAAACAAAGTATAAATCAAAGAGATGGATTTTACTATGGTTCAAACAATGGACCTAAAAAAACTAAAGAGTGGCTTTATAAATTTGAATACATTAAACATGAAAACAATGATGATGGTATTATAAAAAAAGAAATAACAGTAGAGGGTTATGATCATTTAATTGCTTTTAGTAATGGAACAATAATAAATAAAAAAAATGGAAAAAAAGTTTCTGGTTCATATGACGGTAGATATTATAGAATTAAATCTTCTCAAAAATTTATCAAAGATAACGATAAAGATAGTAATAATTCAAGTATGGCCAAACATAGACTTATTGCACTAACATTTATATCAAATCCAGAAAAGAAACCTTATGTAAATCATAAAAATGGAATTACAACCGATAACAATGTTAATAATTTAGAATGGTGTACTCAGTCTGAAAATATGAAACATGCTCTTGAAAATAATTTAATTATACATAAAAAAATATCTGAACCATATGATAAGAATAAACATAATGAACCAAATACTTTATATCATTATTCACAGCCTGTGTTACAACTAGAGTTAAACGGAGATATAATAAATGAATACCCAAATATTGAAATTGCGGTAGAAAATTTTAAAAATCAAAATATTAAAAATACTTGTAGGGAGTATAGAAATAAAAATTATAATAATGTCAGTAGTGGATATGGATGGTGCTTTAAAAATGATTATATTGGTCCACATTTTAATGAAAAAATTAAAGAAATTTTCCCCGAATTGACAGAAGAAGATACAATAGATTATAATCATATAAGAAAATATATTATTAATTTAACAAGACCTATTATAAAGTTTGACTTGGACGGTTCATTGATTCAAATATATGATAGCACAACAATTGCGTCAGAACAATTAGGTATAGATGATAACGCGTATATAAATGCATCTATAAATAAAAATAACAGATTTTGTAAAGGGTATAAATTTAAATATATGACATACAATGAAAGTATTAATCCATTGGTTAACTACGAGAAAAAAACACCAGAATATATTAAGAAGTTACTAAACATACCAGTTAATAAAAATTTAAAATCAGAATTTTGCAATATACTTCGTGAAAATATAAATATTGATGGAGAACTTAAACTGACAATGCCTATTGCAGAATTAAATAATGACGGAACTATAAAAAAAATTTGGTCTGGGCAAACAAAAATAGAAAAAGAATTAAATTTAACAAGAAACACAATCGATAGATATATTCGTAAAGGTAACAAAAATTGGAGAAAGTTAACATCAGAAGAAATTAGTGAATAAACTATAAACGAAAAAGTAATACAAAATATATACTTATGTATGAATAACGAATACGAAAATTTTAATTAATATTCATTCTATAAACATCCCAACCCACAAAATATATTATACCCACATAATATATAAGTAAGCGCCGAATGAGCGGTCAACCCCCTGACGAACCTCCAAAATATCCAAAATCCAAAGAAAAAACTTGTATCGGTTGCGGTTCTTCAAATGACTGGGAATTTAGGCAACCCGTATGTCGTTCTCATACATCAGAAAAGGAATCCGAGTTAGAAAGAAGGCTCCATTCCCCTATTGCCGAATTCATAACGAGACCCGCGCTATATAAAGTCAGTGGACGGAATCCAGAAAGTATTTGCGAATTAGCGACACTTATGGAAATGCTGGTTATACCCGAACCTGAACCCGAAGAATTACCTGCATGGGTGGATATAGTTAGCAATGACAAAAAAGCAAGAGATTCGATTCAATCATACAGAGCAACACAATCGTCCACAATGGGCGACCGTTTACCTGCTATTCACCGTCCAAGATTCAATCCACCATCAGCCACATTCCCAGAAGTAGTGAATTTGACTCTCGAATTCTCCGTCGATGCAGAACACGAAATAGGACGACGATTATTTGAATATTTCGAAATACGTGACCTAGGAGTTTACAACGGGAAGCCAGTAAGATACCACACACTTAGACCAGAGTTTAAGGATACATGTCGTTTCGATTTTAAGACACGATTTCCCAATCTTAAACTATTAACCGTAGTCGAACACGCCGACAGTAGAGGTGCTTTACTTCCGCTTTTTTTATTGCCTCCTACAGTACGCGTATTGCGAACAAATAGAAATGTATTCAAGCATCATGAATATTCAGAATTCTTATCAAATGTTCCTAGACTGAGCGATGTATTAATGGACTTTAAAATGAATGACGCCATATCAGCAACAGAAGAACCCAGTTTAAAACGAAAAGACGTGTTAACAAGTTTTACAGAACTCGAAGTAGAAAATGTTAATTTATCGGTTGTCCCGAAATTAAGAAGACTTCGGCTTACAGATACGGTGGTTATAGGTAAGTTCAATCCAGCGAAACCAGTGAGTTTGAGTTTAGAACGCGCACTAGAGTTGTGCAGTTTTTTAGAACAAACCCACGCACCGCCAAGTTTAGAATCACTAGAATTTCCTGCTAGTTCAAGTTCCTTTAAAGTAAATATGGCGTGTGCTCCATTTAGAGAATCTAGACCTGAAAAACCTTTTGAAAGACTACTCGCCAATTTTAGATGCATTTTCCCACGAAAAGTTCAATGTGTGGATGTATCGTGTCCTTATTCCGAAGGACCGCGAGCACTTAACACATGGGAACAGAAACGATATATTATACTACTTGTCGACGCATTTGAGCGCTGTTATTTTGAAGACGTTGTGTCGCATAGATTACGCCATCTTTGTGTAAAATTCCGCGATTCAAGTGCAGCGAAAAGTGCCGTCCCACGTGTGGCCGTCGTAAACAGTGAGAATTTGAAACGAAATTTGCGAATGTTTTTAGGGGGTACTCAATTTAGGTTACCTGACACTTTTGCGGATAAAGTTATTTACCAAGTAGAGTTGAGATATCGCGATGCATTGAGAACTGTTGCTAGTGAGTTAAGTTTATCGCATGCATCATTAAGTCAAATGAGTAACACTGGACTTAGTGTAGTCGAAGTTAAACGCGACAAGGCAGCGCGGCTTATGATAGGTAAACGAATGGAATCTTCTTATTTTTCTTCTTATTTTGAAGCGCTTCGCCCCAAATCGAATATTTTTACAAAAAAACACGCAAATCCAAATACAGAACCACGCAGTTGTGGATGTGACACATGTCAAATCGTAATGAATGCTGGAATAGATAGAGATCTTAATACAGCGGCGATAATTCCATTTAGTATATCGGGTATAAGATCGATGGAAGAGTATGATGCTATGTTTGATTCAATGTTGCGTGGACATAGTAGCCCACGTACCCCGCGTAGTCCAAGCCCGAGACGTAGTCCCACATATAGTTCTAAACGTAGACACACACGTAGTCGTAATCCTAGTCCCGGGTCAAGGTCGAGGTCCAGGTCAAGGTCTCCACCCAAAAGTAATGATGATGGTAGTCCTAAAAGTGGTGGAAGTATGCGGCATAGAGGAACCAAGCGAATGCAAAAACATAGACATGTTAAAAGAACACACAGAACTAGAAAATAATAAGAAAAAAATAGAACGTATCCTCTCATCTTAACAAATTTTTAGTAATATGCACTACTTTTGTGTAAGGATTTTCAAAAATGATAAATATTGTTCATTGCTAATATGAGAAGTGTCATAAAATAGAATACTACCTTCTAATAAATTTAATATCGAAATTTGGTTTATTTTTTTATTATAAGTCGGGTTATTTTGTAATAAAGCTGAATATCCTAGTAACTGCATAATTTCATAAGAACTATTATCGCCGCTTGTGCATTTAATATCTATTAATACGTCACCTATTACAATATCGCAATCGGCGGGAATAGAATATTCATATTTACCACCTAACATAGGATTTAATAATACCGGTTTATTGTAAATATAATTTGTAAAATATTGCATTAATGGATTTATTATGTGTTGTGTAAGATTTTCTAAAAATATTTCACTTGAAATAATTGAGTACATTTTACCAAAAGTTTTCATATTTATACGTGATGTTGTACATTGCAGAAATGATTCGCTATGACAAATTGAACTAATAAAAATTTCCGGAATAATATCTTTAGTTTTATAATTTATAGTATCTTTTATTTTTTTATATGATTCGACTCTACATACAGGATAGTTACAATTATAATGATCACCCGTACTTTTATATTTACAATTATGTGCTGGATAATAATCTAATTCTTCCATATATTCTAGATTAAATATATAACAAATTTCAGCATTATGTATAATTTTCATGTAATTATCTTTTTTTAAAATACATTGAAGTACGTCACCAAACATTATAGTTCCGCATATTTTTGACTTATCTCTTATTGGTTCCTTATATGTATATATGGCTCCATATGTAATATCATTAGTGCGAAACCACCACATTTTTTTAGATAAGTCATATTGTAAAAAATTTATTTCTTTAAAAATATACTCATTGTTATTATCATCATTGTTGTTATAATGTCTTATTATATTTTTCATGCGTTCATCCTCGAATTGTTCTTGTTTAATTTCCGCGATTATTCTACGAACAATATAATCAAAAAATGTTCCACACATTGAAGGATTAATATCATATATAGGTGTGATAATATCATTAGCAATATTTTTGTCAATAATATTAGTGATTTGAAATGGTTTATATGATGTAATATTAAAAACATTGGATAAAATATATTCAGATATACAAGACGAATTTAAACTTTTAATACGATTTGTTAAGTTACCGCTCATTTTAATTTCAGGTAGTAATAATTTTACTATATACTCTTTTGCTGCTTTATCTTCTAACTTAGAGCACAAACATTTAATACTTCTAGGTGGCGCCTTTAATAATTCACCTATAGTTTTATATTTTTTACTATTTATTTTATAATCTTCGGTTACTTGCATTGTTGCGCGATACATAACAATATAATAAACGCTTTAGGTGTATTTAATATATTCATTTCAATTACCAATAAACAACGATACAAAATTGAAGTGAATAAAAGCCAATAAATCAAATACAGAAAACTCAGAAAGTACCAGAACCACACAGTCGAATCAAAATGTCCATCGGAACTCTCATTGCTGGCGCCATCATTGCCGCCGAAGATATTGATGCTGAACTCACGGATACTATCATGACGCTGGAAATAGAAGAATCCAAATACCCCCGCTCGCTCCAAGAAGTCGCAGCTCTTGATCTGTCGTTTTTGGATGATAAATGGGCAGCCGATATGCTTCGCGATGCAATGAACGCAGTTGTTCTAGCACAAGAAGATGCCGAAATTATCAAACGAGAAATCGATGTATGGAATTACCTTTCAACCTACGAACCACCCCGAGGAGAAGGATTCATGTTTAGTCGTGGAGACATTGTTGTCGAACGCGTTCAATACAATATGCAAGTTGGGCACTCAGGTGGAAGCATGGCTCACACGATGCGCCATATCCAATTACTCGCCAAAATCGGATTTCCTGAATATCGCAATGGATATTGCAAGTAAGTAGGAAAACAAATATCTAAAGTAAAAAATACCGAGTAGTAAAAATATAAGGTAAGTTTATTATATTTATTTTTATTTTTTTATTTATTTTTTTATTTATTTTTTTATTTATTATTTAATAAATATTATTTAAATATTATTTAATAAATATTATTTAGTAAATATTATTTAATAAATATTATTCAACTAATATATAGAATGCCTTTTAATTCTATCACCGCAGTAGCTGTAACTGCTTTTTCTGGAAGTACTACATACGGAGTAGAGTCACTTATTGCTGATGATTTAATTTTAGGAAATAATTCTTTTAAAATTGGTAATAATGATATGACTTCAGCTTTTGAGTCAGGTACCACTGTAGAAAATTCCTTAACAGTTGAATATAAAGATGGATTAAGCATAATTACAACCGTAGGAACACCTTATTCTAATACTCCTGTTGTTCCTGTTGTATTAGCTCCTAATAATGTAACTTTAAAGTATACAAGAGCTAGTATTCCAACTTCTCCATATTTTATAGAAGCTTCCCCAAGAGGAACACAAGAATGGTTTGCGATTGTGGATCAGTCTTCAAAACAAACAATTTCTAACTATGTAAATCCATCTTTAAGTGGTTATGCATCAGCTGTAACAACATTTACACCACCAGGACAATCTTCAGCAGTACCTTTTAAAAATATAGTAACAACTCTTATGACAGATATGAGTTTTTTATTTTTAAATGTAGTATCAGTAATTCAACCCATTGATTCATGGGATACATCGAGTGTTACTAATATGGAATCTATGTTTAGTGGCGCTAGAGCATTCAACCAAAATATTGGTTCATGGAATACATCTAAGGTTACTAATATGCGAAGTATGTTTCAAAGAGCATCAATATTCAACAATAATGGAAGCCCAACTATTGGTAACTGGGATACATCAAGCGTAATCAATATGTGGTCTCTATTTAGTCGCGCAACATTATTTAACCAAAATATTAGTTTATGGAATACATCAAAGGTAACGGATATGGGTGGTACTTTTTATTTTTCAGGGTTCAACCAAAATATTGGTTCATGGGATACATCTAAGGTGATTTATATGAATGCTATGTTTATGGGTGCTACTATGTTCAACAATAATGGAAGCCCAACTATTGGTAACTGGGATACATCTAGTCTGACTACTACGCAAGCTATGTTTAACGGTGCATCAGCATTCAACCAAAATATTGGTTCATGGAATACATCTAAGGTTACTGATATGGCTAATATGTTTCAAAATGCAAAAGCATTCAACAATGGTGGAAACACAACTATTGGTAACTGGGATACATCCAGTGTTACTAATACGACTTATATGTTTTCTGGTGCATCAGTATTCAACCAAAATATTGGTTACAATCAAACTAGTGGTTCATGGAATACATCTAAGGTAAATAATATGGCTAATATGTTTCAAAATGCAAAAGCATTCAACAATGGTGGAAGCTCAACTATTGGTAACTGGGATACATCCAGTGTTACTAATATGAATTATCTGTTTTCTGGTGCATCAGCATTCAACCAAAATATTAGTTCTTGGAATGTGAATAAGGTAACAATAAAACCACCTATTGTTTTTAGCGATTTATCAAGCCTTACTCCTGAAAATACTCCTTATTGGTATTTATCATTAGACGCTAACGGTATTACTATTAAATCTACACTATCATCACTTCCTTCAAGTCCAATACCATTATTTGTAAAAGCAAATCTGAGAGGAACATCAGAATGGTTTGCGATTGTGAATCAGTCTTCAAAACAGTCAATTTCTGACTATGCAAATCCATCTTCACCAGGTTATGCATCAGCTGTAACAACATTTACACCAACAGGAGAGTCATCGGCAGTGCCTTTTAAGAATATAGTAACAACTTTTATGACAGATATGAGTTCTTTATTTGCTGGTGCATCATCATTCAATAGTGATATTAGTTCTTGGGATGTATCTAGGGTCACGGATATGAACAATATGTTTAACGGAGCTTCAGCATTCAATCAAAATATTAGTTATTGGCCTGTATATAGTTTATCAACTAGGCCACCTACTAATTTTAGCACTGATTCAGAGCTCGCTAACAATTCTGCAAATATGCCTATCTGGAACCTAATAACTTTAGACCCGGTTAGTGGTACTATTAAGTATACAGGCCCTAGTATTACAAGTTTTCCAACTTTTATATACATAAATCCAAGAAACACAGGATACGAATGGTTTGCTGTTGTTAATAATTCTTTAAAAACAAATATTACAAATTATGCTAATGGAATAACTACCGGTGGTTCATCAACATTTATACCAACAGGACAAACTACTCCAGTACTTTTTAATAATATTGTAACAACTTTAATGACAGATATGAGTTCTTTATTTTATGGCGCATCAGCATTCAATAGTGATATTAGTTCTTGGGATACATCTAGGGTGATTACTATGAATAGTATGTTTTTCAATGCTGCAGTGTTCAATAAAGATATTGGTTCATGGGATACATCTAGTGTGACTAGTATGAATTTTATGTTTGGCGGTTCATCAGCATTCAATAATGGTGGAAGCCCAACTATTGGTAACTGGGATACATCAAAAGTCACTGATATGAGTAATATGTTTAACTATGCAGTAGCATTCAACCAAAATATTGGTTACAACTCAAGTGTTAGCACTACTGCTTGGAATACATCAGCTGTCATTACTATGTTTGGTATGTTTTACGGTGCAGGGGCATTCAACAATGGTGGAAGCCTAACTATTGGTAACTGGGATACATCAAAAGTCACTGATATGAGTAATATGTTTAACTATGCAACCGTATTCAATCAAAATATTGGTTCATGGAATACATCAGCTGTCACTACTATGTTTGCTATGTTTAACAGTGCATCAGTATTCAACCAAAATATTGGTTACAACTCAAGTGTTAGCACTACTGCTTGGAATACATCTAAGGTTACTAATATGTTTTGTATGTTTAACTATGCACTAGCATTCAATAATAATGGAAGCCCAACTATTGGTAACTGGGATACATCAAAAGTCACTGATATGGGTTATATGTTTCAATATGCATTAGCGTTCAACCAAAATATTGGTTCATGGAATACATCAATAGTTACTAATATGTTTGCTATGTTTTGGAGTGCATCAGCATTCAACAATAATGGAAACCCGACTATTGGTAACTGGATTACATCGAGTGTTACTAATATGGATTTTATGTTTGGTTATGCAACAGTATTCAATCAAAATATTAGTTCTTGGAATGTGAATAAGGTAACAATAAAACCACCTAATGATTTCAGTAACAATAAACTCCTTACACCTGAAACTATACCTTATTGGTATTTATCATTAGACGCTAACGGTATTACTATTAAATCTACATTGAAATCACTTCCTTCAAGTCCAATACCATTATTTGTAAAAGCAAATCTGAGAGGAACATCAGAATGGTTTGCGATTGTGAATCAGTCTTCAAAACAGTCAATTTCTGACTATGCAAATACATCTTCAAATGGACATGCTTCAGCTGTAACAACATTTACACCACCTGGACCTGGACAATCTTCAGTGCCTTTTAAGAATATAGTAACAACTTTTATGACAGATATGAGTTCTTTATTTGCCGGTGCATCATCATTCAATAGCGATATTAGTTCTTGGGATGTATCTAGTGTCACGGATATGAACAATATGTTTAACGGAGCTTCAGCATTCAACAATAATGGAAGCTCAAATATTGGTTTATGGAATGTATCTAGGGTGACGGATATGAACAATATGTTTAACGGAGCTTCAGTATTCAATCAAAATATTAGTTCTTGGCCTGTATATAGTTTATCAACTAGGCCACCTACTAATTTTAGCAATGCTTCAGAGCTCGCTAACAATTCTGCAAATATACCTATCTGGAACCTAATAATTTTAGACTCAGTTAGTGGTACTATTAAGTATATAGGCCCTAGTATTACAAGTTTTCCAACTTTTATATACATAAATCCAAGAAACACAGGATACGAATGGTTTGCTGTTGTTAATAATTCTTTAAAAACAAATATTACAAATTATGCTAAGGGAATAACCGGTGGTTCATCAACATTTATACCAACAGGACAAACTACTCCAGTACTTTTTAAGAATATAGTAACAACTTTAATGACAGATATGAGTTCTTTATTTTCTGGCGCATCATCATTCAATAGCGATATTAGTTCATGGGATACATCTAAGGTGACTACTATGAGTAGTATGTTTAACGGTGCTTCTGTATTCAATCAAAATATTGGTTCTTGGAATACATCTAGTGTGACTATTATGCAAAGTATGTTTCAAAGTGCATTAGCATTCAACAATAATGGAAGCGCAACTATTGGTAACTGGAATACATCTAGTGTGACTACTATGAGTAGTATGTTTAGTGGTGCATCAGTATTCAACCAAAATATTGGTTCGTGGAATACATCTAGGGTTACTAGTATGTCTTTTATGTTTAACAATGCATACGCATTCAACAATAATGGAAGCTCATCTATTGGTAACTGGATTACAACGAATGTCACTAATATGAATAATATGTTTAGCACTGCAAGAGTATTCAACCAAAATATTGGTTCGTGGAATACATCTAGGGTTACTAATATGAGTTCTATGTTTATCGCTGCAGATGCATTCAACAATGATGGAAGCCCAACTATTGGTAACTGGAATACAACGAGTGTTACTAATATGACTAGTATGTTTCAAAGTGCATTAGCATTCAACCAAAATATTGGTTACAGCCCAAGTGTTAGCACTACTGCTTGGAATACATCAGTTGTCACTAGTATGAGTGGTATGTTTCGGATTGCAGAAGCATTCAACAATAATGGAAGCCCAACTATTGGTAACTGGAATACATCTAGTGTGACTACTATGACTAGTATGTTTAACAGTGCAAGAGTATTTAACCAAAATATTGGTTCCTGGAATACAACGAGTGTTACTAGTATGAGTAGTATGTTTCAAAGTGCATTAGCATTCAATAATGATGGAAGCTCAACTATTGGTAACTGGAATACATCTAGTGTGACTACTATGAGTAGTATGTTTAGAGGTGCAAGAGTATTCAACCAAAATATTGGTTCGTGGAATACATCTAGGGTTACTAGTATGAGTTTTATGTTTAACGATGCAGAAGCATTCAATAATGGTGGAAGCTCAACTATTGGTAACTGGAATACATCACTTGTCACTACTATGACTACTATGTTTCAAAATGCAAAAGTATTCAACCAAAATATTAGTTCTTGGAATGTGAATAAAGTAATATCAAAACCACCTAGTGATTTCAGTACCAATACACTCCTTACCCCTGAAACTATACCTTATTGGTATTTATCATTAGATGCAAATGGTGTTACTGTTAAATCTACATTATCGTCACTTCCTTCAAGTCCAATACTTGTAAAAGCAAATCTGAGAGGAACATTAGAATGGTTTGCGATTGTTAATGATTCTTCAAAAGCACTTATTACAAGTTATGCTAACCCATTAGCAGGACCCGCCGTTATATCTTATTTTACACCACCAGGACAAACTTCAGCAGTACCTTTTAAGAATATAGTAACAACTTTTATGACAGATATGAGTTCTTTATTTGCCGGTGCATCATCATTCAATAGTGATATTAGTTCTTGGGATACATCTAGGGTCACGGATATGAACAATATGTTTAACGGAGCTTCAGTATTCAATCAAAATATTCGTTTATGGGATGTATATATGTTATCAACCAGGCCTAACCAACCTACGGGTTTTAGCACTGGTTCAGCACTCGCTAACAATCCTACAAATATGCCTGCCTGGAATTCATTATTTTTAGACACGGATGGTGTAACTATTAAAACTACAATCACTTATAGTTTCTTTCCATTATTTATAAGAGCAAACCTGAGAGGAACATTAGAATGGTTTGCTGTTGTTAATAATTCTTTTAAAACAAATATTACAAATTATGCTAAGGGAATAACTATTAATGGTTCATCAACATTTATACCAACAGGACAAACTACTCCAGTACTTTTTAAGAATATAGTAACAACTTTAATGACAGATATGAGTTCTTTATTTTCTGGCGCATCATCATTCAATAGTGATATTAGTTCTTGGGATGTATCTAGGGTGACGGATGGGAAGGAAATGTTTTTAAATGCATTCGCGTTCAATCAAAATATTGGTTCTTGGAATACATCAGTTGTCACTAATATGAGTAGTATGTTTCAAAATGCATTAGTATTCAATAATGGTGGAAGCCCAACTATTGGTAACTGGGATACAACGAGTGTGACTAATATGGGTTATATGTTTAACAATGCAATAGTATTCAACCAAAATATTAGCGGATGGAATGTAGCAAATATACCAATACCACCACCATTTTTCATCACTTCTTCAACCATTACTTCATCAAATACGCCTATATGGTAATTAGTTTTAAACATTAATATTGTAAATAATATATTTTAAAATAATATATTTTTTAAAATAATATAGAGATAAATCGCATAATACATACACACACATATACAACAGCATAGTATAATGTCAAAGGCGATTGGGATTGATTTGGGAACAACATATTCATGTGTTGGTGTATGGCAGAACGAGCGTGTAGAAATCATTGCGAATGATCAAGGAAATCGAACAACGCCATCATATGTCGCGTTTACAGATAGCGAGCGTCTTATTGGAGATGCCGCAAAAAGCCAGGTGTCAATGAATCCGGAGAATACGATTTTTGATGCAAAGCGTCTTATTGGTAGAAAAATCGATGATACGCATATTCAGAATGACATGAAGCATTGGTCTTTCAAGGTAGTTTCAAAAGATGATGGAAAGCCGCTTGTTCAAGTCGAATTCAAAGGAGAGCAAAAGACATTTTCCCCGGAGGAAATTTCGGCAATGGTTTTGGTTAAAATGAAAGAAATCGCGGAGAGTTATTTGGGTGCGGCTGTATCATCCGCTGTAATCACAGTTCCGGCATATTTTAATGATGGACAGCGCCAGGCAACAAAAGATGCCGGTGCAATTGCCGGACTTAATGTGCTGCGAATTATTAATGAGCCAACGGCAGCAGCGATTGCGTACGGTCTTGATAAAAAGGGAAAAGGAGAGAGTAATATTTTAATTTTTGATTTGGGTGGCGGGACATTTGATGTGTCACTGCTTACGATTGATGATGGTATTTTCGAGGTAAAGGCGACGGCGGGAGATACACATTTGGGTGGCGAGGATTTTGATAATAGGTTGGTGAATTGGTGTGTTCAAGAATTCAAACGCAAGACAAAGAAGGATCCGACGGGAAATAATCGTGCATTGAGGCGACTGCGAACAGCATGTGAACGAGCCAAGCGAACTTTGTCGGCTTCTGCGGAAACTACAATCGAGGTTGATTCTTTGTTTGATGGAACTGATTTTATGACCAAGATTACGAGGGCAAAGTTTGAAGAGTTGTGTATGGATTTATTTCGTTCTACGATTGAGCCGGTTGAGCGTGTTCTAAGAGATTCCAAAATGTCGAAGAGCAGTATTGACGAGATTGTACTTGTTGGTGGATCGACGAGAATTCCGAAAGTTTGTAGTTTGCTAACGGAGTTTTTCAATGGAAAGGAGTTGAATCGTTCGATTAATCCGGATGAGGCTGTTGCGTATGGCGCGGCGGTTCAAGCGGCGATTTTGACAGGTAGTCAGTCGAAAGTCACTCAAGATATTTTATTGTTGGATGTTGCACCACTTTCACTTGGTATTGAGACGGCGGGTGGTGTTATGACAAAACTGATTGAGCGAAATTCCACGATTCCTTGCAAAAAGGGGCAGACGTTTTCGACATATGCGGATAATCAACCAGGTGTATTAATTCAGGTATTTGAAGGGGAGCGTCAGTTGACAAAGGATAATAATATTCTGGGTAAGTTTCAACTCGATGGTATTCCTCCTGCTCCGAGAGGAACGCCGCAAATAGAGGTAACATTTGATTTGGATGCAAACGGTGTACTAAATGTAAATGCGGTTGATAAAGCGGGAGGTAAGTCGAATAAGATCACAATCACGAATGATAAAGGGAGGTTATCGAAGGATGATATTGAACGCATGGTGTCTGAAGCGGAGAAATTCAAGGAGGAAGATGCTAAACATAAAAAGAAGATTGATGCGCGAAATGGGTTTGAGAATTATGTGTATTCGGTGAAAAATTCTACTTCAGAGGAGTCGATGAAAGAAAAGTTGTCTCAGGATGATCGTGATGCGATTGAGAAAGCATGCAATGCGTCCATCGAATGGATGGAATCAGTAGCACAAAAAGATATTGAGGCATCTGAATATGAGGAACAGCAGAAGAAACTGGAAAGTACTGTTTCTCCAATTATTTCAAAACTATATGCGGGTGCGGGTGCGGGTGCTGGAGGCGGAATGCCCGGTGGAATGCCTGATTTTCAAAATCAAAATCAAAACCAGTCAAAGCCAACATCAGGACCAAATATTGAAGAGGTTGATTGAGTATTGTATGTATTGTATGTATTGTATGTATTATATTGTAATTATTTTTATTTGTTTAAGAATATTTATTACCAAAGTTAATAAATATTTATAATATTTATAATAAAATAATATAATAACAACATACTAATAAAAGTATAATGCAATATATGAAACTTACAAAAGACATGTCCAATCCCGTTCGTGCAGTTGCGGTATTCAACGACAAAAAAATAAATGGCGTTGTTCATTTCACAGAAGAGCCATCCAAGTCGCGTATACGCATCGATGTATCAATCGTCGGTTTGAAATCATCAGGATTACACGGTTTTCATGTTCATGAGTGCGGAGACATGACAGATTCGTGTGAAAGTATGTGTGCACATTTTAATCCTTATAATAAAACACATGGATGTCCGGGCATGAAAGACCGTCATGTGGGCGACCTAGGAAACCTTAAAACAAATGCGAAAGGAGAAGCAAAGTATACTTTTTATGACGATTTTATTAGTTTGCGTGGAACAAAGTCAAATATTATTGGTCGCGGCTTAATTATTCATGCAGACGAGGATGACTGCGGGCTAGGAGGGCAACCTGATAGTTTGGTAACAGGACATGCGGGAAAAAGAATTGCATGCGCAGTTATCGGGTATGCATCTCCGCTAAAAAAGTAACAAGCAACAAGCAACAAGCAAAAAGCAACAAGTAAAAATATTCAAATTGCGCCACGCACGCACATACTTTATCGAATATAAAATGATGGGTCAATAACACGTTTTGCTCCATATGTAAGTTTATCGGTGTCATATTCATTAATGCGTCTTTTTTCGAGTTCACCCTCGCTGTTGCTGAAAACGATTGCTTTAATATTTAATTTTTTCATACGAAGGGTACAGTGAAAACAGGGTGCAGATTCGGCCATTTCACCGCTTCGCGAACGCCGTACAATATAAAGAACCAATTTCTGGACGATTTTGGGAGACAGCTCCATGATACATAATTTGTGGAGTACAGATATCTCAGCATGAGCGCTACAACATTTGCGAAAGTGTAGCAGTCCGTCTTTGGAATGAGATCGTATATTATTACACCCTTTTGCTACAATTTTACCATTCAAAACGGCGATACATCCATGCTGCATAAGAAGTGTAGACTTGGATGCTTCGTCCAACGCAATGCTTGCGAACCGGTGGTCCTTGTTGCTGATGTGTCGATGGCGATACACTTGCGCTATAAATGATGAGGGCGACGGTGAGGGCGAATATTCAGAGTCAGATGAGTCGCTTGAGATTGAGATAGAACTAATAAATTGGTCACAGTTTTCAAATTTTTCATGAACAGGTGAAGCGGTATTCTCTTTTGTTTTTTTATATGAATACATAGTTGTTAACTTTTTGTTATATCTTAGATTATATAACAAAAAACGGTTCAATTTCTTTTTTTAAATAAATATATAAACATTATTTAAAAATAAAATAAAACTAAATAAAACTAAATAATAAAAATAATTTTCAGCTAATCTTCTTTGAAGGAGTCTCATTTGAAATAAGATAGATAGAGTTCTCTGTTACAATAATGTACTCAGTCTCGACCTTGTAAATATTTGCAATAGGGCTTGTGTACTCATCCTCACTCTTTACAAGAAGCTTTTCACCTGACTCGCGAACACCAATGATAATGGACTTATCAAGAGATGCTGTCCAGTAATCCATCATAACGGGTTTATCCTGAACAATCGCTAATTTACAACTATGTTGCAGACAAACGTTAGACGGAAGACGGTAAGCAGACTCGCCGGTTTTTCCACCTGAAGAAGAAGAAGAAGAAGAAGAAGAAGATTGAGACTGACCCGCAGATTGCTGATTTTGATTCGCCGAACTCATATTATATAATTAACAAATTTAATAATCTTTAAATACTTATTAATAAAAAAACATATATTAATTAATTAAAACTAAGTTAAATAAAACTAAGTTAAATAAAAAGTCTTATTCAGATTTAATTATTTTTTATTTCAAATGTACATATTTTAAATCAACTAAATATCTTCAACAACATTAATAACTTTGCGACGTAGTTTAACATTTTGTTTTTTAGGTTGAATAATATTCAACTGGTTCCCAATTTCAGGATATTCTACTTCTAGTAATTTTTTAAGAAATCCGTATATACAGTGTAGTACATTTTCATCGCACCGTCCCACAATAAGGACGCTTCCTGTTCGAAAAATCATAAATGATATTTCGTATGCTTTATCAATTTCATTTGCTGATGGATGTTGTCCTGTTTGATTTTCTAGACCTGGTATATAATAAAACTTACTTTGAATACCTGGATAAGAACATGCATCGTAGTTGCTATTTATACGATATTTATATTTAAGGATATTGTACAATCTATCACGGTTAATAAAGTAGCCACAATTGAAGTTTGAATTAATAAGAACGGTTTCACACTTGTCGGGGACGAAGTCAATATGTGGACCAACAATTGGTTTTAAAATAGTTATAAGAAGTTTTAAAACTTGAGTAAGTGATTCGTCTGTTTGAATTCCAGGAATTTCTAATTTTCCGGTATTAAACACTTTTATATGCATTTCTTTGAAACCTTCGCCTGAATGGTCGCGAATTCGCATAATAAGGACGAAACAATTGAAAAATGCGCGCTTTAATTTGCACCGATAATTTAGAATATCTTTTTTACAAAGACCGACATTGACTTTGAGCTGAACTTTAAATTTGATTCTTCCTTCTGGGTTATCAATATGTTCTATTTCTTGTTCTTGGTAATATTTTTCATGTTTCAACAACTCTCTTATTTCTTCTAGTTCTTTCGGGTCTGTCGTAGAAACCTTAATTTGTTTTTTAATAATACACTCATTGGGAGTAGAATATTCAGAAATCGGAATATTCCAAAATACCTTTTTGATATCAATAGGTTCATTCAAATATGATATTTTCGTTTTAGTGGATATATATATGTTACTACACACTGGTTGTTGTGCTTCACCACTAACTGTCGCATTTAATATATTTGGTATTTTACTATCATAATCATCCAAGTCAATATCTTCTAGTTCTTCTAGTTCTTCTAGTTCTTCAAGCTCGCCAAGTTCACTCAGCTCATCGTCGCTACCGCCCATACAACCCGTACAGTGTTTTGCCTTTATAGTATTTTTTTTTGAATGAAGATTATTTTCTACAATTTTCAAAGATGACACATTTATTTTTTTTTTCGAATGTTTTGGTTTCGACAATCCCGATAAAGGCATAGGCGTAGGCATAGGCATAGGCATAGGCATAGGCATAGATAAAGGTTCAGTAGCAGTATCAGTATGAACACTAGTAGGAGACTTTAAAACCGCATTAGTTTTATCATTTGTATCAATAATTGCCGTATATGAAGTCATAGTCGAATCCATATTTTTTTGATAAGAATTGGTAACATTATTTTTAGCACTATTTTTTTCATTTGATAGTATAATTGCTCCTTGTGATAAGAAACTTTCCCATTCATCGTCAACAGCAGACATGTCGCGTATCTGACAAATTTCTATATCTCTATTTATTTCTATTATTTTCTTTAAGTTATTTCAATTATATATTTTCTAAAACAATATAGAGAAAATAAATAAGTAAATATAGTTATTTAATTATTGCAAAACTACGCATTATTTTGTGTAAAAAATATCTTCAACTTGTAAATAATGTAGTTTAAAAGGTGTTCAGTTTTACAATCTTGTACATGCATAATATTTTCAATATTATATAAAAGTTCTGTTGTTATTGGATAGTTTCTTATTATATAGTTCAGGTAATTTTTTATTATATTTTTTGGTTCTATATTATACTCCCTGCTTATTTTGTTAATTTTTTTTAATATAGAATCTATTTTTATACTTTTTATACTTTTTGTATTTTTTGTATTTTTTGTAGTTTTTTTTAAATATTTTGTTAACTGAACCCATAACTCATTTTTAATAATTTTACATTCATGTATAAGGTCTTGGTTAGACTGCATATAGTTTATCATACTTCTAATATCAGACATAAAATGTTTTTGTATAGATGTTAAAATATCGTCTTTAATTTTAAGATTTTCATTTTGATTTATTTTTTGTAAAAATTTCAGTATATCATTTTCAGGAAGCTGGTTAAACCGCATTCTTACAAACTCAGTTTGAAGTGATTCATCAATACGACTAATGTAGTTACAAATAAGACAAAATCGTACATTGAAATTATTATTATAATTGTTTAATAAATATCTGAGTGCTATTTGTGCGGTTTTTGTCATGTAGTCTACTTCGTCTAAAATTACAAATTTCATACCATCTCCGAATAACGATTTCGAGTTTACAAAACTATTTATTTGGTTTCGGATAATATCAATTCCTCTTTCATCTGATGCATTTAAATGAATCATTAATCCCTTGTTTTTAAGATTCATCTTTTCTTGATAAACATTTACCAAGTTGATAATAGTCGTCGTTTTTCCTGTACCCGGCGGACCATAAAATAATAAATTAGGAAAGTAGTTATTATCTATTATATTTTTCAATAATGTTTTATTTAATGGGTCCAATACAATATCCTCAAAACATGACGGTCTGTATTTCTCTACCCATGGTGTAGAATTTTTCAAAAAGTCACTATTATTTGTTCCTCTATTATTTTGAGATTGCATAGGTAATAAAATATCTTGATTTGTATTTGTATTTGTATTTGTATTTGTATTTGTATTTGTATTTGTCTTAACCGGTAAAATATTTATATTCGAATTTATTATTACATTTTCAACAACACTCTCCTCTTCTGAAAAACTTTGCGTACCTATACCTGTATCCAATTCCTTATGTTGTATTATATTATCATGTTCATGGTTAATAGTAGCAGTATCTGTATTTATCTTTTTATAAAATGAATATATTGTCTTACATTCTTTTTGAGACTTGTTAACATTATTATCTATGTTATAAGTTTTAGTTTTTACTACAGTTACCATATTTTAAAATTTGCTTTATAATTGTTTATTTTTTAGTTTTAATAAGTTTTTTTTTATAAATATAATTGAAACAGTATATTATATATAAATGAATAATACCGATTTATCGCATACGCATTCTTTTATACCCGAACATAATATACAAAGTACAAAAATGAATGCTTCATCATCTGCTGTTTCATCTAACAATGTCAATGTAAAACTAAACAATGAGGGATATTTAGAATTAATTCTCGGCCCAATGTTTTCAGGTAAAACATCCACGCTAAAAAAAATATACGACCAGTGCATGTATTGTAATATTCCTGTTATGGTTATTAACTATGAAGCTGATAACAGGTATTGCGATGCTTCATTTATGTCTACTCATGATAAAATAATGATTCCGTGTGTTAAAGGAGTATCTATTTTAGAAATTCTTGAACAAAACAAAGAAAAAGTAAATGAATCAGAAGTGATACTGATTAACGAGGGGCAATTCTTCAAAGACATAAATACCGTAATTCATCTTGTTGAAGAATTACACAAACGTGTTTATATTTGCGGACTAGATGGAGACTTTAAGAAAAATAAAATCGGTTCTTTGCTAGATTTAATACCGCACTGCGACAATGTTTATAAACTTAAGTCACTTTGTAGCGAATGTCGCAATGGTAAATCCGGACTTTTCAGTTATAGAATTACAGATGAAACAGACCAAGTAGTAATAGGTGTAGAAAACTATAAACCAGTTTGTCGTGTATGTTTTGAAAGACTTTCAAACACTAAGAGTTAAAATAAAACATATATTAAAACTATTTAAATTCGTCTTTTTAATTAGAGTATATATCATTTAATATGGATACTAACACTAATGCTAACACTAACACTAACAATAACCCCGATCCCAATAATCAATCTAACGCTGTAAATATGCTATATGAAATTAGTAATCAAAATTTGGTAAATCCTGCAGTTATTGTTGAAAAGAAAAAAAGAGGAAGAAAAAAAACTATAAAGACCGATGTTGTTGTTTTGCCGAATCCATCGAGCGATGATACGGCATCCGCTGTTACTGAAAAAAAAATAAGAAAAAGGAGATCTAAAAAGAACATGGCCCTTGCAAATGCACTAACAAGTACTAATGGTACTAATGGTAGTAATGGTAGTAATGGTAGTAATGATAGTACAAATAGTATTGAAAGTACAGATTTAAAAACAGAAGTAGTTCCTGGTGTGAAAGTAAGAAAACGCAGAGTATGCAAATCTAAAAATAATAAAAATGGTGAGATAAATAATGATACAAATGTAATAATAGATTCGACCAACCCTGAAACACACCCACCTGAAGAAAAAGTTGTTAAAAAAAGAGGTAGAAAACCCAAAGGAGGAAAAATTATTACACAAAAACTAGAAGAAAATAATAATAACAATGAAATACCTAACATTATTTTACATTTAAAATGCTCTCTTAATGATATTAATGGTAAAAATAATGATAACAAGAACTGTGATGAATTAGAACAGAGTGAAATCCAAAGCTATAATAATTCGTCGCAATTAAAGGGTAGTGATATTTTTATTAAAACTGCTCAGTCGAATACAGAATCAAAAAATTCATCTAATGCTACTGCACCTATTCCAGCATACAATGATAGTTTGTCACATTTATTTAAAGTATATAATCCGGCGGTTATATCTACAGATTCAGAACATAATGAAACAAAGACGCAGACAGCTGCATCTATTACAAATTCTAGCAATGAAATTTTAAACCAGAGAACCGGTTTGTTCAACAGTGTATACTCGCCTGATATTAACTTATATAGCAATGAGTATGATGACGGTGATGATGGAGATAGTGTAAGCGGAGCATGTAAAAATGAAAAGGAAATATGGCGAAAAATAAATCAACTAAAAGTCAGTTTTCATAAAAGCGATATTTGTAAAAGTATTGGAGGTACTCAACGTTCTGCGTGTTTTTGGTGTACATGTGAATTTGATTCTCCTGCAATCTATATACCAAAAACCTTAACAAAGGACGTATATAATGTATATGGTTGTTTTTGTTCACCAGAGTGTTCAGCGGCTTTTCTTATGAATGAAAATATCGATACTTCTACGAAATTTGAAAGATATCATCTATTGAATTTGCTTTATGGAAAAATATATAAATATGAGAAAAGCATTAAAATTGCACCGAATCCTTTTTATCTTTTGAATAAGTTCTATGGAAATCTCACGATACAAGAATATAGAAAGTTATTTCAAAGTGACCAGATGATATATGTTGTAAATAAACCCCTTACACATATTTTGCCTGAACTGTACGAAGACAATAATGACTTTCTTCTTAACAATAAAATTATACCAACAAATTCTGTGAATATCAAAAAAAATAAACCATTAAAGAGTAATATTATTAATAATGCTTTTGGTATTACGGCTGGAGGTAGTTGAAGTGTTAAGAGTAGTATTAAAAAGATGTAAAATTATGATTATTTATAATAGTCATAATTTAAGTTTTATTATAAAGGAAACTAGTCTTGTTGTTGTTGTTGTTGTTGTTGTTGTTGTTGTTGTTGTTCATGTAACTCCTTTGCTTTTTTCTGCCTTTCTAAAAATTCATTGTATCTCTTTGCTTGTTCTTGTTTTTTCATAAAATTAATGGAAGCATTATCCATATATTCTCTAATAACACCATATCTTTTTTGATGAAGAGACTTTGAATTTTTTTCCTTTTCACGTTCCTCGCTTTTATCTACAACACCCAAAAACTCTTTGATTACAAGAGTAATATCTCCTTTGTGTTTTTCCAAACTAGCAATGGCTTCATCTCGTGTATATGTGGTTTGATTCATGGTAATTTCAATAAATCTTTCATATTTTTGTTTTTGTAAATTAATATAATACTCTTTTATCAAATCTTGTTGTCTTTTTTGTTCAATATCGCTTTCAGTTAAAATTATATTTTTATCAGTGACAGTATCATTTTCGATTACATTTTCGTGTACTTTTTCCTCATTTTCTTTTCCTGAATTTTCCATTAAATATATTTACTATATACTTATTTATTAAATATTTTTTAAATCATATTAAACGAATACCAATATTTATATATATCCATCTATCTATCGTATTTCCTAAATATTCAAATGCCTGAAGTCAAAGTAGAAAATACAACTACAAACTTTAAACATAATAAAATAGATATTTCTCCTATATTAAAAGATGTTGAACAGTGTATAAAATCAGGACTAGATGATAAATTGCAGTCATTTTTTTATGAGTTTGAAACATATGAAAATACCCATAATGAAGTTTTTAATTTAACTGTTGTAAAAAATTTAGTACGACATAACCAGGTATTAACTCGTGTAATTAGTAAAAGTGTTTGCAAAAAAGAAGTTGATCTTGAAGAAGAGTCTGATAATGAAGATAATTTTTCTAAAAATTCAGAACTATTACTTCTTAAGCAAGAAATTCTTTACCTTAAAAATGAATTAAATAAATATATAAAAATAAACAGTGAGCATGAGTCGTCATCTATTAATCTTGAAATTAAAGAAAAAAAATGTAACTGTATTTGTAACTGTAACAAAAGTGAAGATATTAGTATTGTAAATAAAATGTTGTTGGGGCAAAATGTTAAGAATATTATTTTAAAAGAAAAGCAAAATAATGAATTCTATAAAAGTGATATAAACGAGGAAGAAGAAGAAGAGGATGAGGAAGAGGAAGAGGAAGAGGAGGAGGAAGAGGAAGAGGAGGAAGAGGAGGAAGAGGAGGAGGAAGAGGAAGAAAAGAAGGAAGAAGAAGAGAAGGAAGAAGAAGATAAGGAAGAAGAAGAGGAGGAAGAAGAGGAAGAAGAGGAAGAAGAGGAAGAAGCAGAGAAGGAAGATGAGGATGAAGAGGAAGAAGAAGAGAAGGAAGTTGAGGAAGTAGTAGAGGTTGAAACTGCAAATGAAACCACTGAACATGAAGAAGAAGAAGAAGAAGAAGAAGAAGAGGATGAGGAACATGAAGCTGTAAATGATGTTAAAGAAGATACAGTAGCAGATGTTGAACAGGAGGAGGAAGAGGAAGAGGAAGAGGAAGAGGAAGAGGAAGAGGAAGAGGAAGAGGAAGAGGAAGAGGAAGAGGAAGAGGAAGAAGTTAAGTTACCAACTTTCCCGACAAAAAGTGAAATAGTTTCTAATATTATCGAAGATGATGTAGAGACGGAAACTGAAGAAGAGGTAGAGGAAGCTGAGGAGGAAGCTGAGGAAGAAGAAGAGGAACTATTCGAGGTAGAAATTAACGGAGTAATATATGTATCGAATGACGATGAAGATGGAAATATTTACTCATATATAAATGAGGAAGTGGGAGATAAGGTGGGACAATTTAAAGACAAGAATGCAACTATTTTCGAGGGAAAAAATAAAGGAACATACGACAGAACAAAATGTAAATTTGATTTGTAATTAAAGTATTGACCGATTAATAATAAAAATTTAATTATTTGTAAAACCAATATATTATGTTATATTTTTATAATATAATATAATATACAATAAATAAAATAAACAATGGTTTTAGAAAATGTATGCGCACCAGCACTTTTATATTTAGCATTTTCGATTATTCAAATAATTATTGATATGTACCGCGGCGACACAATACAGGCCTTTTTTAAGTTTATTGTCATGATAATTTTCACGATAGTTCTTAACGCAATATGTAATAGCGGTATGACCATAATTTCATGGTTTATTGTTTTTATTCCTTTTATTTTAATGACTTATGTTACTACTATTTTGTTCTTTATTTTCGGAATTAACCCTTCAAAAATGAAACCATCCGATAAAAAGTGTTGGGAAACACAGTTTGGGTGTTGCGACGATGGTATAACTACAAAGGAAGACCCATCAGGAAGAAGTTGTCCACAAATGCGGTTAGTAAATGTATTATCCGTATCAGAACCTACAGCCGCAAATAATAAAGATATTCACTACTTATATCCTCAGGGCAGAAGTTCACGTGACTATTCAATTGGTGGAGGAAGTGTAAGGACAAATAAAGGAACATGGAGAGACAACAATAAAGATAGTAACTATTATGACGCTAAGAGGTCAGAAAAATATAGAGACATGTTAAGAAGCAAAATTTCCCCAAAAGCTATGGATAGTAAGGAATTATATTGGAGATATAAGTTAAATAAATCAGACTGGAATGATGATAAAGAAATACAAGATAAAATAGCAAATGTATCTACACCAGCTGCCCCTGATTTACAAGATAAATCAATAATTAGTTATCTTCTTTCGTTATTGGCTATGTCACAACCTAAATTAGTACCAACACCAGCAGGAGGAGTAGGAGCAGCAGGAGCAGGAGCAGCAGGAGCAGGAGCTGTAGGAGGAGCAGGAGCAGCAGGAGCAGCAGGAGCAGCAGGAGCTGTAGGAGGAGCAGGAGCAGGAGCAGGAGCAGCAGGAGCTGTAGGAGGAGCAGGAGCAGGAGCAGGAGCAGCAGGAGCTGTAGGAGGAGCAGGAGCAGGAGCAGCAGGAGCAGGAGCGGCACCAGTACCAGCTGGACAAGTAACACAACCAGCTCCAGTACCGGCACCAATACAAACAACTTCATCCGTACCACCTGCTCCAATACAAACAACTTCATCCGTACCACCAGCACCAGTACCAGTACCAGCAACTAGATAGTAAACATTTTAAAATTTAGTATATTTATTTTATAATATTGTTAAACACAAATATAATATTTATGTAAAAGATTTAAACATATATAAATATTATAATACACAGTTACAAATAGTATTTACGTAAATGAAAAGTCGCAATAGTACTTACTTATCTCCTCCCACCAACGAACAAATGGATGTTACATTTTTTAACTACTTTAGCACAGTTGCTTTAGGGCTAATGTGTTACTCATTTTTTAACCCAGGATTTGTTTTTGATATGTCGCTGTTTCTAGCATACGGGTTTGCAAAAACCATGATTACAGGTTGTGACGTATATAATCAATATATTTATACGCCATATAGAAAACATATTAAGAAGCCTCTTATGGAAATTTTGAATATAGATAACGGACTTTATGAAGTAGAGATTGTAAAAAATGGACGAATTATTCATAAGTTTAAGACAATGTCAGATTTTATTAAGTACCGTCCTATTAAATTTATTAACGAGGATAACGAAGATAACGAAGATTCGGGTTCGGAATCAGGCTCGGACTCTGAAACAGAAAAAGATGAGTCAGAGCAACAATTGCAACCGCAACCACAACCACTACAAAGGTCAGAGTCACAATCGCAAACACATATAGACTCAGATATCAAAGTTGAAACACATGTAGATGCCGACCTTACACATGAAAATGTTGATATTCATAAAGTTGATCCTGATGCTGAACATTCGAGCAATGAAGGTGAAGATGAAGGGAATGATAGTGAAGAAATTGACACCGAAGACACATCTGATACTGATACCGATGACTCAGGTGATGATAATCTTATTCTAGACCCTAGTGAATATGATTTCGTTCTAAGGAATATTTATTTTGAAGACGACACTTTAAATACAACATTTGGTTACTGTTTGAAATATGAAACATTCCGCAAGTCTGATATGAAACCAGATCAGTACGAATATGAAGAAATCAAAAATATGGTCTCGAAACGAAGATTTATCGGAATACATCTTAAGACAGAAGAAAAGGACTATGTTATTAATTTGTCAAGTCCTGTAAATTATTATCTTGTAAACAATACAATTCTAGATTATTCGTTTCTTAAAATGTACCTTTTCAATCGTTATAATGTTAGTTTAGGACATACTTACAAATTATCATGCATTGATAATTTTATTGAAATGTATAATATTGAACAGGGTAAGAAGTTTTTTGTTAAGAACAATATGTTTAAGGTAGTAGACGATGAAACATACAAAGTTGATAACGAATCAGTTTCTACCGAAGCCTCTGAACAGGAAGATACAGTACAACCAACACAAGACGCAGGTGATGCTTTAACTGAAGCAGATATCGAAATTGTTGAATCTAACTATAACTATAACACTCAATGAAGAAAACATAAAATAGAAAAGTGAAAGTGAAAGTTACATAAATAAATTTAACAAACAATTAATTAATAAATAAATAAAGTATATTATAAACCTATATAGAAATATATGTTTATAATATATCATAATGGTTGATAGTGATACTCATAATTCTCCTATTGTATTTAAAATGAATAGCGACACGAATACATTAGACGAAAAATCCAGCGAATCCAATAATTTACATAAATTATCTGATACATGGATATTATGGGCACATCTTCCACACGATACCGACTGGAGTATTAAAAGCTACATTAAAATATGTTCTTTTAATACCGTTGAAGAGACCATTTCCATTATAAACGTACTCCCTGCAAAATTAGTTACAAACTGTATGTTATTCATAATGCGCGAAGGTATAACCCCGACATGGGAAGACCAGCGCAATCGCAAAGGTGGCTGTTTTTCGTATAAAATAAGCAACAAAGATGTTTCACAGGCATGGAAAGAACTTACTTATGTTCTGGTAGGTGAATCTATGGCTGATAATAAGTCAATACTCCCTCTTATTAACGGTATAACTATTTCTCCGAAAAAGAATTTTTGTATTGTCAAAGTATGGTTGGCGAGTTGTGAATTTAGGGATTCTAGTGTAATTAAAGAGCTACATGGAATCTCATCTCATGGTTGTTTGTTTAAAGAACATATGCCCGAGTATTAAAATAAAATAAAATAAAATAATAATATTATATCAATGCTAATAACATTACACATTGATATAATAGTAACATAAAACATAAAACCTAAAACATAATACCTAATACCTTTGTTTCTTATTTACGAAGAAGGTAAAGGAGAAAGCGCAAGCTTAACCTCACCCAAACTTGCAACATAATATTTAATAACAAGTGGCAAGTCATTTTCCAAATACATTTCGATCTGACTACACAGATTCGTGCATTTGATAAAATAACTCAAGTTTTTCAGCGAGAACTCACCTTGAATAATTTTACTTGTTGACTGTTTCTGAATAAATTTCATGCTTTCATCTGATTCTACTCGCCGTACTTCTGCTGTAGCAAATTGCCCCGAACATTTGAAAATAAGCTCATTGCCTACCGACTTAATCTCCAGTTTCTCCGACAAATACGACAAATCGCGAATAATCTTTTGAAAATCAGCCGAAGGCAAATTGATTACTGACGAAAATACAACATTTGGCTCCTCCAACTCCTCAGAGTCCGGCTCAATTAGTCGCAACTTTTGTGTCTTACATTGCTTAATATCTCCATTTTCAAACTTAAGTCCCAGATGAGATACAATACCATCATTGTAATCTTTCTTCTCAATATATATCGTCAACGTATCATCGTTGTCAATCGAGTTAATAAGCTTAAACAAATGAAACATGTTAACACCTATGATAATCTTCTCCTTATCACACTCATATAGCTCAAAATTCTCGGCAGCTAGATGCAAATGCGCCAACATAGTATGCGACTTGTCCATATTGATAATACGAATACCATCCTTCTTAAATGTAATATTTGTCTCTAATAAAATATCCTTTAGCGCAGTCATTAGTGTTCTAAATGGCGCAATCTGAACAGTCTTGATTGTAAGAACATTATCTGGATTACTCATCCTTAGTTTATATATATCTTATTTTAACATAAATCTTTAAATAGTTATGACTATTATTAAAAATATACAAATAAAATATTATTTAAACATTATTAATTAAACATTAGTAATTAAGAATAATAATTTATATATATATACATCTAATACATATTTTTATGAATACAGCCTCTAACTTAATAACACCTACATCTACACCTACATCTACACCTACACCTACATTACCACCACCTAATTTATTATTATCTACACCTCCTGTCGCTAGTCCTCTCCAAACTTCATCACCTGCATCGCCGCTTGAATCGCCAAATGCATTGCCTAAATTTTCGTCACGTTCATCCATTGATATAGAAAATGGAAAAAGAATTGATGGACTCGATGAACATGGTTTCATATATATTACTGTAAAAGGAGACGCAGAAAGTAGAGGATTTGCACAAGGATTTTTACTAGCAGATAGAATTGTAAAATTTATAAGAACATATGCCTTCTTTCTTTGGACTGAATATGGAAGAGATATTACATTTTTTACTAAAATGATAAAAGACTTATTCGGTCCTATCGTTTTAGAACAGTACAATGAATGTTATTTAGAAATGAAAGGTATTGCGCGTGGTGTATTAGATAAAATATCGAAATTAAAGACTAAACAAGGAAAAGACGAATATTTCACAGAAGGAGCTGTTGAAGGAAACAAAATAGTTTTGCCTGCCGACTCACATCTCGACTATAGTAACCTAGCTTATAATAACCCATCACAAGAAGAAAAAGATAAATACACGAAAGAAGGAAAAATATTAATAAATATTGATTTTGATATAATTTTTCTCTTAAATTGTGTTGTATCCGTAGACTATGTATATTATAAATTAACGGATATTTTTAGTAGTAATAAATCTCTCAAATCTTCATCTATTTATAAAGAATATTTTAGAAGTTTACAACCCGTAGCTGCATCAACAGAGTCAAGTGGAAAGTCACGTAATTTTTTTAGTTTATTCAGTAGAAAAAAACCAGCTGCGAGTGTAGAAGGAGGAGCTGATAGATGTAGCGCATTTATGGCTGTAGGTGATAAATATGTAGCAGGAGGAGGAATTATATGTGCCCATATTACATTCGATAACTTTGTTATGGGACAATTTGATAATATTATTTTATTCATGGATACATCAGTCGCGGGTACAACTGAAAAACCGTCTTACAATATACTTATGCAAACTTTCCCCGGTTCGATATTCAGTTCAACTGACTTTTTTGTTACATCAGCAAACATGATGGTAACGGAAACTACCATTGGTGGATTTAATGCATTTGAGCTACACGCTCCGTCATGTGTTCGTTGCCGTAAAGCAATGCAATATTCCGGAACACTAGATGAGTATGTTAAAAATCTTAGAGAAAATAATTCCGGTGACTATGCAAACACATGGTATGTTGGTCATACGTTAAGCAAAGATTCTAATGGTAAACAACGGCCTGAAATTATGAGAATTGAATTAGGTCTTAGATATGTTCATGTTGAAAAAAAGACAAATGGATATTTTATCGGGTTTAATGCCTGTTATGACCCACGTATTCGTAATCTTGAATGTAAAAATGATGGTTTTTTTGATATACGCCGACATTCCGGCGCACGACGCGTTACCTTAGATATGAAAATTAAAGAATATACACAGGGTGAAAAACGAATCTCCGCTACTGAAGCACAGTTAATAATTTCTAGTCACTGGGATATATACTTAGAAAAAGACAACAACCCATGTTCACGTACTATATGCTCTCATTATGAACTCGATAAACGCGAATATATTTCTCAAGAAAGTAGACCAAAACCATATCAACCACGAGGTTCAGTTGACGGAAAAATATGTTCTAGTGACCTATGCAATAAAATGCAGTTTTTGGCGCGATGGGGAAATGCATGTGGAACAGATTTCAAAAAGGATGACTTTTGTAACCTTCACGCACAATGGGAATACCAGCGTGCTTATTTGGAAGATAGGTTAAGAAAACCATGGGTGGTTTGCACCGAAGTGAATATAAAAAACCCAAATGCTGTTATGAGCACAGCAATAAAAGTGTATGATTTTTCTACTGGTAGTGCTATAGGTAGCACTAGCGCTAAAGATAGCGTAAGTACAAATGCAACCATTAGTAAACCACTTTCTCCTGTTACTTCTCCTGTTACCGCTACTCTTCCTACTAAATCTTCACCTCTTCCACCACCTTCTATACTTCCCTCTTTATCATCTCCGAAACCTACAACTATGTCTACTCCTACTCCTGTTCCTAGACCTACTCCTAGACCTACTCCTACACCTACTCCTACACCTACTACACTTACGCTAGATAATAAAAATCCACAACCAATAAATAATAATAGTGTATCATATGATGATGATTTATTTGCCGAAATCGGAGGCTCACATAAACTGTCACAAGAATTTGATAATAATAAAGAGTTAAAAGAATTTAATAAAATGTTTAAAAAACAAAACAGAAAAAGTTATAAGTCAAAGAATTCCAATACAAGAAGGAATAAAAAGAATGATAAATAAAATAAATTATAAATGAATGGCTAACGATAAATAATATAATATAATATATTAAACATTGCATTATATTATATATACATATACATACACATACACATACACTACCATGCAACCATCTACACTACCAGTAATCATACACGATAAAGATAAAGATAAAGATAAATGTTCCCCTAAACTTGGACCAAAAACCGATCCTATAACAGAGTGCGAAGAACTGGTAACTATTGTAAAAGAATTATACAGTAAATACCTAGAGGATGATTATGCTCGTACCGCATTAGTATCCCATATAAAGAACACACTTCCGTCTTTGTTACAGCAAAAATGTGATGCTAGGGTTCAGCGTGAAGAGCGTCGAAAAACCCTCGAAGAAACATCGGAAGAATTTATTCGTGAGTTTATCAATAGTTCTTCTTATTATTATAATCAAAATATCGACCTATTTTTTGTCTACCATAACAACACATATAAGATAATAAATGAGGATGAAATCGAACACGAGATTAGAACGACGATTACTGACCAACAAAATGCCGAATTATCTACCTGGAAGTATAAAATTAAAAACCAGGTTATTAAAAAGATAAAGGAGCGAGACCTTCTAACATCTATTCCTGAATCAGAAACAATTCAGCGCGTATTAAATGCGCTAACTCCTTTCGTATTTAAGAATAAAGACAGTGCGAAATATTTTCTCACCATTATTGGAGATATTCTTCTTAAAAAAAATACACATACGTATTTTATTTCCACCAAGGCGAAACAATTTATTAGCGAACTTGGCGAAGAAAGTTATGCTCTTTTCGGTACATCAAATATGATGAATCATTTCAAATTTAAATTTTACGAGCATAAATACGAAGATTGTCGTTTGATTGATATTGTTGAGAATGTTATTTCATTTCCTTTTTATACGCATAACGAGGGTTTGAAACATGCCGCTGGACATAATGTATTCAATGGACTAGGCCACTCGTCATCTTCTTCGTCTCTTTCAAGTCTTGTAGGAGGCATGGGTATGGGCATGGGTATATCATTATCCATGTCAAATAGTGGAATATCTACTCCGAAAACACCGACAACACCGGGCCATAGTCATGGTCATTCACACACACACTCTGCAAATATTATTCAAAAACAAAGCATGCTTGATTTATTTTGCGTAGCAGCACACTATTCGTCACGGTTTAATAGTGCTGACTTATTTATCGAAAAAACATGCAAAGACCGCACTGTAAAAGAACAGGCTTTTTATTTGAAAAATACAACCGATGATGGTATTCTTTCACGCTTTATTTCATCGACAACAGAGCCTTGCAAAGGTGTACATATTACTTGGAAAAATATGCTTTACCTTTGGAAAATCTTCATTGAAGAAGAGAAAATCCCTAATGTTTTTTTCACGAATGTTCTTAAAAAACATCTTATGAAACGACTTGAGTATTCGTGTGAACATATCCACGCAAGTGTCGTTGCAAGTATTGGTGGAGGCGGTATAGGAGATATGGGAGGGCTGGATATAGGAGGCACAGGAGATTCAGGAGAAATTGCCGAAGTAAATACAGAAGTGAATACAGAAGTACTGGATAATAGAGAGATGTTTTTAAATATTACGAGCAAACATTTACCGCTTGTTGGAAAATTTATGTCATTTTGGAACGAAAATATTAGATGTAATCATACGGAAATCGAATTAGAAATAGATGAATTGTCGACACTGTTTTTAAATCATGGAAATGTTTATCATGGAAACCAGAAAAATATTCAGACAATTACGGACCAGACAATTTTAGGATTTATTCGCCACTTTTTGCCTGATATTTGTATCGAAGAAGATAAATACTTGATGAATATTGGGTGTAAATTATGGGATAAGAAACAGGAAATAATCACCGGAATCGAGGAATTTAAGAGGGTGAATTTAGCGGGGAATAGTAATAATACGGCAAGCGGGACTTTAGGAAAGGGTAAGAGTAAAAATAAGGATGTAAATATGGTTACAGCGGCGGCGGTGGTAACGGCGACCACAGTATCATCATCATCATCATCGTCATTTCCAGTTCATACTATATACGACTTTTACTGTAAATGGGGATATAAACATAATAAAATGGTGGTAAGTAAAAGATATTTTGAGAAATTCTTTATTGATAACTATGGGGACAGTTTAACGGAAAAAAATGGAACACTTTGGTGGAGTTATTAATTTAAAGATAAAAATTTATTATATAATATATTCTATCTGTAATATATCATATAATATAATATTAAAAAATGGCTGCTCAACCGGTTGACTTATCATTATCATTAATATGTGATATATTATTTAACCCTGAATATAGTATTAAAAGCACAGTATATGCGGGTGCTGTTTCATTATTATCTGTGTTACAAGATAACCCTCGCTACTATAAAAGATATATCCAAAATAGGGGTGATAATTTTTTAGAGATTATGAATACTGAAGAACAGTCTGCAAAAGAAAGTGCTTATGCTGCTGGTGGACCATTAGAAGAAAATATTGATAATGATATTGTTATTTCGGGAAGAAGTCCAAGAGCATTAGCTGCACCCGTAGGTGCACCCGTAGGTGCAGCAGTATATACAAATTTAATTCAATTTGTTTCTACTACTAGAGGTAATATTAACACTATTTGTGGTTTAATGTTAGAATTAGTTCAAAACATTCAAACACAAATTACACAAGTTGTCCCCACACAAGCCGCACGAAGAACACGCATATATGATAATATTAGTTTAGTTAGAGATAAATTAGGAGCAGATGTTCAACAAATATTTCCAAAATTTTCACTTAATATTGTATGTCAAAAAGAGCCATTATTACAAACCATATTATTAGCAGGAAGAGAAAATGGAATGGGTAAAGTTTTAAATAATTTTGTTTTTAGAAGATTACAACAATATTTTACAAATTATGCAAAATTAAAAATTGTTGAACCATCTGAATCCAGTCGTCTATGGCAAGTTAAAATTTCGATTCATGAAAATGACTTTATATTTTTTACTGTACAAATTATTAATGTTCATGATGCTTTTTTTGCTACTTTTCCACCCCCACCAGATAATGCTGCCCGTCTTCAAACTAATCAGAGTTATGAAAATTTATGTTTTTCTTTATATAATAAAGCTAATAGTAGAGACTTTAACTGTTTGTGTGGTTTATCGGAAGTGGATATTTTTGCGGTTACCCAAATTGGACAAGCAAATTTAAATAATTTATTTTTATGTATTCAAATTTTTTTAACATACTTAATAGATACCCAAGTAATTATTAAAAAAAAATATTTTATTATTGGATTATATAATTTAATATATTGTTCTAATCAGCCACAATATACAATCGAAACAAAAGTATACAGATGGTTATTTGACCGACCGGTTCAAGCATTAATTGTTGTTGCAGGACAAGACAATAAAAATGTATTTCTTTATGCTATGCGTATAATACAACATGTTAATAATTTATGTAATCAAATACAAGATCAAGAAGAAAAACCACGAGTTGTTATGGGTGGTGGAAAACAATACTCATTATTTCAAAAAGCTTTAAATAAATTTAGTATACAATATGATGTTATTTTTAGAGTATGTATGCAAATAGTTGTAGGTGAACTTTATCCTGATGACCTAACTGATGAACTGACTCAACAACAACAGATTCAACTACGACAAAGTCTATATACAGAATTATACCATATTGTTATAAAGGCAGCAGCCGATGCTGATTTTGGTTTTTTTCATAAACCAGGAGCATTAGGTTCTACAGAGTGTATGTCTGTATGTATGTTATTACAAATAGCCTTAAAAAAATTAATTGATTATTTAGTTAATCCAACATATCAAACATATGAAGTTGATATTGGAAACTCTTGTATTGGTAACCCTCCATCAACGCTTAGTTCATTGCGTATGGTTTTAAAGGAATCATTATTATTTTATGATAACTTTCAAGGTGTAACTCCTGATATAGCACAAAGAATTATTCAGCTTAGTGCGGCTCTTGATATGAATTTCGATAATATAGCTTCTACTATATCACCATTTGACATAGTTCCAAAAGGTTCAATGAAAGACTATGTTCAACATGTAGTAGAAGCTGTATTATTATTTAGTGGTGTACGAGTACCAGACCTGACTAATTTATCTCAAGTATTGAGTGACTATTGTATGATTACAATAGAAGGCTTTTCATCACCTTTGAAGGGAATATTCGATATATTTTATACATTATTTATAATTGAAAATTTTACAAATAGAACATTAGTTACACAAAAAATAAATAAAGAATTAAAAAGAATATCTATTTGTGCTCAAATTTTATACTTACATTATTCAGAATTATATGCTGCTGCTGCTGCTGCTGCTGCTGCTTCTGCTCTTGCTGCTGCTTCTGCTTCAATTGTCCCTATGTTGCATATTTTAAAAGATATGATAAGTTATGGGTATGGTGGTAGTAATTTACTTGTTCCTGTTCAATTTACTCAAATAATGCAAAAATATGTAGATTTTATGAATACACTTATTGAGTTTAATAGTCTTCAAATAGCAGCTATACTTAACTTTTACTGTGTTAATCCGCCACCTCCTAACAGTAGAGCTTTGACAACAACCGAAACATTTTTTATGAACTTATTAGAAAATTCAAACCATGAGCCTCAGCCTCCACCACCTCCACCTCCACCCGCTGATGCTCCACCTCCACCCGCTGATGCTCCACCTCCACCCGCTGATGCTCCACCTCCACCTGCCGACTTGTCGGATATTCCTATAGACGCTCGTACTACTATAAACAATTGTTTAGGATGTATACATGGAGTAATTGGAGCATTAAGGTTAATGCCTATAAACGTTCTTAGTTGTTTATATCAAAATAAAATTTATTCGTCATATAGAGATACAAAGAATAAAAGTAACTCTATAGTTGTTATATCTATAGCATATCAATCTTTTTTGTGGAATGCTACAGAAAATAGACCTATTATAAAACTAGGACAACTTACACCGGCAGAGTTAGAAGAAGATAATGCAAAATTTGTTTTTACTCCTCCTCCTCCTCCTCCTCCTGCTCCACCTGTTCATCATGATGCAATAGGATTATATGATATATTTACGCAAATGCCAACTTTCTTTGATAATTTATTCCTTGCTGTTAGACCATGCTGTGTAGACAATTTTTTAGATATATCTAGAGAAGAGTTTGATGGTATAACTATTGATAGTCCTATACAGTTACAATTTATGTTTTGGTTTATAACATGCATTTTTGGAATAAAAACAAAATCTGCACCTAAAAAAATAATATCAATAGCAAGAACATATTTAAATTATATTAGGAGTTCTATTGAACTTAGAGAGCGTGGAAATACTATACTTGGATGTACTATTACTTTTCCACCTGTTGCTAATCCAGCACCAGCAGCTGTTGAATTATTAGGAGAAGATAGGGGAGTAGCAGCGGTACCACAAAGACTAGATAATTATGATAATGTATTATTTCTCGCATATGACCCGTATACCATTGAAAAAGCTTTTATACTGTATACAAATGCAGAGAAAAATTTTAGAGCAGATCCCGAAAATTATGTATTTAAAATTGAAAATACAATAGCTATAAGAAAAGATAGTGAAGTTTTAAAACGAGATGTTTTATCAAGATTAACCGATGCGTTTTCAAAGTTACCAAGAGGACAAGCGTATTTAAATGAGTCATATAAATTTATGAATATTATTTTGACAAATTTTATTTCAGCTTTGGAAGGAGATATGTCAATAGTTAATATTTTATCAAGAATTTCAAACCTACCTGGTATATTAACAAACAACCCATATAAACCTACACCACATGATGTATCAAAATTTATTGATTATAAAAAAAATCCACAGGCTTATCGTAATAATTGGATTAACTACTTACTTACACAAATTTTTAACTCAGAAAATGATGGAGAAAATTTATTTAATCATATGAAACTATTAGTTTTACTATTTAAATATTTAACATTATTACCATCCTATCTAGACACACGCGCAGTTGTGGTTCAACCTGGAAGACAAACAACACCAACCGCAATAGGAATTGCACAACAGTTAATACAAAGAAACTATAATTGTACAGCAGTAATACTACAACAAGCAGCTACGGTCCAGGGTTTATCACCACAAGAATTAATTCAAAATATTCAAGCTGCTGAGGCTACAACAGGACAACGAAATGCTGCTGCTACTGCTGCTGCTACTGCTGCTGCTACTGCTGCTGCTACTGATGCTGCTGCTACTGCTGCTACTGCTGCTGCTACTGCTGCTGCTGCTGGCGTTCCACTCCCGGTTCGTGGTACTCGTCGCACTGCAACTCCTCCTCCTGATAATCCTCCTAAAAAAAGACGTCAGGATGGAGGAACAATCCGCACCCGAAATTCTCATTCACCTAAAAAAACAAACAACCATACTCGTAAGAATAAGTACAAGCGCAACAATAAAAATAAAAATAAAAATAAAAATAAAAAACATAAATCCAGTCCTAAATATAGAAAAGTAAATCCATCATCGCGTTCAGGCTCCCAATCAAATAGAAAGAAATCTAAATCAAAACTCCCCCATAAAAATGTAACATTCAAGCGAAGAAGGTATAATAATAAATAATCACATACCTAATATGCTCGCCCAATATTTCATAATAATATAATTCAAAATTAGAAATATATTATTTTTATTTATGCAAACGATTTTCGATTAATCTCACGCATCTGTAACACCTCATGTTTTTAAGTCTCTCGTATATCTCCCCCCTCAATCTACTTACGAGCCTTACGGGACTTTTTAGCGCCGATTTTAACAGCGCCAAACTTGCCCTTCCTTGCAGTGTACCCATACTTCAACAAACGCTTCTCACGTTTTGCTGATTTGTGTTTTTTCTCTGAAACAATGCGACCGTTCTTGTTCATAACCAGGTCAAACCGAGTCAAACCCCCACTAGTCTTATAAGCAGTTTCATGCCATACTTGAGCACGAGAACCCACTAGTCTCTCAAATACGCGACCGTTGATTGTATATTTGCCGTCAGGGCGTCTTTTGTAACTGTGATGCATTTTTATACCTTATAGAAAAGAATGAGAAAAAAATATTATTTAATTACATTTTCATAATTACATTTTCATAATTATTATAAATAATGTAAATAATTCTATAATAATTCTATAAATAAATCTCTAAATATATCCATATTTCAATCACCCATTTCTACTCGTTGTTGCTGGACCTCCCTGAATCGGCCCAACATTTGGACCTAAACCCGAACCATTTTCATTAGGACGATACCTCATCGTCGAAGAGTACCCTGGTCCCGAACCTCCTGGGCACCCTGCCCATTTTCCATACGCATTCAACGTTTGATTCGCTACCGTAAAACATTGATTATGATTATTTGACCCAACGGACGCCACTATTTGCATTGACATCTTTATTCTACATGGAAACTTCGATACCAACAACGGATTATAAATATTCTTCTTCAATGGTTTCTCAGGACAACAAAGATGTTTTAAACGATTCGGTTTTTGTATAAAGTTAAAGTCGGACATATTATCGTACTTATATATTTACACTTTTATTTTTACGATTTATAACATTTATAACATTTATAAAATTGATATAAAATAAACATAATATATTATATAACAAATCCATTCCAACACAACAAACAAACAAACCAACTTGTATAACAAGTTAGAAATCAAATCAATGCAAACGTCCACCTCTGTTGTCGAACATATCGAAGCGTCTAAACCAAAAGTTCCTAAAGCAAAAAAAACTATTAATATTCCAAAAATCGATACAGCAGCACTTGTTAGTGGAGGGGTGACGCTGACACCAGCACCCACCCAAGAACTTGCTAAATATCAGAAAATGTCCGACATAGAGCATATCCTCAAAAAACCGGATACATATATCGGCTCCATTGAAATGACAGAAGCCGAAACATTTGTCTACGATTCGGCTACATCTTCCATCGTACAGCGTGCTATTCATTATATTCCAGGACTCTACAAACTCTTCGATGAAGGTGCAGTAAATAGTCGTGACCATTTTGTTCGCCAAGAGCAAGCAATTCGCGATGCTAAACCCAATGCTCTACCTGTAACATGCATCGAATTCGAAATAAGCGAAGATGGAACTATTTCAATCACGAATGACGGAAACGGTATCGATGTAGCGCAACACCCCGACCATAAGTTATGGATTCCCGAGATGATTTTCGGCCACCTGCGCACATCTACAAACTACGATGAAAACAAGAAAGAGAAAATCGTCGGCGGGAAAAATGGTTTCGGATTCAAACTCGTTCTCATCTGGTCTTCATGGGGTCGTGTCGAAACTGTCGACCATGTTCGTGGACTAAAATATATCCAAGAATTCAAAAACAATCTTGACGAGATTTGCCCGCCAAAAATCACGAAATGTACAACAACGAAGCCATATACGAAGGTGTCGTTTCGCCCCGATTATGCGCGATTCGGTATTGAGGGATTGACACCAGATATGCGCTCACTTTTCGAGAAACGTATTTACGATATCGCCGCTATTACTGACAAGTCTGTCAAGGTCAAATACAACGGTGCTCTTATTCCGGTGAAACATTTCCAACAATATATCGACCTCTATATTGGTGCAAAGGGCGAGACGAAACGTATCTATGAGGCACCCGACCCAAGGTGGGAGTATGTTGTATCTCTTGCACCGAATGGCGAGTTTCAACATGTGTCATTTGTGAATGGAATCTACACACAAAAAGGCGGTAAACATGTCGAGTATATTATGAACCAGATTGTTCGCAAGTTGACCGAGTATATCAAAACCAAGAAAAAGGTTGACGTGAAGCCGACGACAATCAAGGAACAGCTCGCGATATTCTTGCGCTGTGATATTGACAACCCGTCTTTCTCAAGCCAGAGCAAGGATGAGATGGGAACAGCGGTTGCGTCGTTTGGGTCGACATGTAAAGTGAGCGACGACTTTGTCGAAAAGTTGGCCAAGATGGGTGTAATGGATGCAGCGTGTGCTCTGACAGAGGTGAAGGAAAACAAGGCGGCGAAAAAGACGGATGGGACAAAGACTCGAACGATTCGTGGTATTCCGAAACTAATCGATGCAAACTTTGCAGGTACAGAGAAGTCCGCACAGTGCACGATTATATTTTGCGAAGGTGATTCAGCAAAGGCGGGAATTGTTTCGGGTCTTAGTCGTGAAGACCGCAACTTGATTGGTGTGTATCCGATGAAAGGCAAGATGATGAATACACGCGGAGAAGCGGTGAAGAAAGTCGCAGAAAATCACGAAATCACGGAAATCAAGCAAATTCTTGGACTGGAAGTCGGGCGCAAATATACTCCCGACGATGTGAAGTATCGCTTGCGTTATGGTAAAGTCTTATTCATGACGGACCAGGATTTGGATGGTTCGCATATTAAAGGGCTGGGAATCAATTTGTTTCAGAATGAATGGGCTTCACTTACAGAGATTCCGGGATTTATTGGTTTCATGAATACACCGATTTTGAAGGCTAAAAAGGGAACACAAGAAAAAGTATTCTATAATGAAGGCGAGTATCGTGCATGGAAAGAGGCGACCGAATCAACGGGAGGAGGTGCAGTGGGTGTATCGACAGCGACACACGCACAACCATCAGGGTGGACTACAAAATATTATAAAGGTTTGGGAACAAGTACGGGCAAGGAATTCAAGGAGTATTTTGAACATAAGAAAATCGTGGATTTTACACATAGCGGCGAAGCGTGTGACAATGCGATTGATATGGTGTTCAATAAGAAACGTGCAGATGATCGCAAGACGTGGCTGGCGACATATTCTCGTGACAGATATTTGGATACGCTTCAACCTAGTGTGACATATGAGAAATTCATTAACGACGAGATGATACACTTTTCGAAATATGATTGCGACCGTTCAATCCCGAATTTGATGGATGGTTTGAAAATCTCTTTGCGAAAGATTCTGTTTTCGGCATTCAAGAAAAACCTCAAGACTGAAATCAAAGTCGCGCAGTTTAGTGGATATGTTTCGGAACACTCGGGATACCATCATGGTGAAGCGAGTTTGAACGCGGCGATTGTCGGAATGGCGCAGAACTTTGTAGGCAGCAACAACATCAATCTGTTTGAACCCAATGGTCAGATGGGGAGTCGTTTGAAAGGAGGAAAAGATTCTGCTAGCGAAAGGTATATCTTTACGCAACTCAATAAGCTAACACGACTTATTTATCGACCCGAAGATGATAATACACTTACATATTTGGACGATGATGGACAAAGCGTTGAGCCGATTTATTATGTGCCGATTATTCCTATGGTCTTGGTAAATGGAACAAAAGGAATTGGAACAGGTTTCAGTACTGATATTATGTGCTATAATCCTGCGCAAATTATCGCGTATATTAAACATAAACTTGTGGGGGCATCGGCACCTGTACCCACAATCGAACCGTTTTATAAGAACTTCAAGGGAACCATTCGGCGTGTAGGTGATACCAAGTATTTATTGAAAGGATGTTATACGATTCTGGATGATAAGAAAATCCGTATTACGGAACTGCCGATAGGAACATGGACGGATGATTATAAGAATTTCTTGGAGAATCTTATTGAGCCACCAGCAGGAAGTAAGGACAAGGACAAGGATAGCTCAGCAAGCAGTGCACCAATCGTGAAAGATTATAATGACATGAGTACAGATACACACGTGGATATCACGGTTACGATGGCTGCAAATATTATCAAGACGTATAGTGAAAAGGCGACGGAGTTTGAATGTAATATGTTGGAGAAAGTGCTAGGATTATACACTACGCAATCTACGACAAATATGAATCTGTTTGATGCAAAAGAGAAACTTATCAAGTACAGTAGTGCTGAAGAAATCGTGGACTCATATAGCGTAACACGTTTGGAATTTTATGGGAAACGCAAGGATGCGCTTATTGCGGCACTTCGAAAGGAGTTGATGGTCTTGAGTAATCGTGCGAGATATATTACCGAATTATTGGAAGACAAGATTGACCTTCGTCGCAAAACGAATAAACAACTTGTTGAGTTATTGAAAGAGCGTAAATATGATTCGATGGATGCAAAGGATGCAAAGGATGCAGGCAGCGATGAAAATGGAGGAGATGATACATCGAGTCAAGGACAACAAGGATACAAGTATTTGCTAAAATTGCCGATGGATAGTGTATCGGAAGAAAATGTCAAGAAACTGCTAAATGAAAAGGAAAAGAAGGAAAAAGAGTTGAGCGAGTTGAGTTCAAAAACGGTGGAACAAATGTGGATAAAAGATTTAGAAGAATTGGAAGTTGAATATAACAAATTTGTTGAAGCGACAACGTACCCGTATTCGGCTACAAGTGAAAGCGCAGCGAAGGCTGGTGGTGGTAGTGGAAAGGCTAAAAAAGTTAAAGCGAAATGAAACAATGAAAGTAAAAGTTAAGTTAAGTTAAGTAAAGTTAAGGAGTAAAACTTGTTGCTATATAGTAACAAAAAGTTATACGCTATGGTAGGTCAAGGTAGATTTGATAATATAATATTTTTATTTACATGAAACTTTGTCTATTTATCTATCTATCTGGTATTTAAAACCAAGGCTTCATTTCGAGAGTCTTACCTTTAACGTTGTCGTATGCAGGCCATGTCATCACAGTGTACATATTACTAGCATCTCGTTTATATTTCAAGTATGCGCTAACCTCGTTCATTAGTTTAGGAACACAGTGATTTACAACATGCTGATTTAATGTCGCGACTTGTTCCCTAATATTAGTCGGCAAGTTAACAGCGCTTTCGAGATATAAAGCACGCATAATAATTTTTAATTCGTCGTTATCTTGTTGAGAGATGGTATATTCGCCATTGGATAGGCGGTATACTTCAGCACGAAGAGAATTCTGGATAATCTGGATATTATCTTTACTGAAAAAAACGTTACTTACATCGTTGTCCATCCAGTTGCCGGTTAAGGCATCTCTAAATGTAGTAATCTGATTTACGGGTATTTTATCCCACATGGCGAATCTTACATCGGGAGGAGGACCTTCAATATCGATACGACCATTAGATACTGTTTTAGTAGATATGTTTTGGATGGTTTGAGAGTCTCGGGGCATACATGTTGAATTTGCGTTTCTATTTCCTGAAAACATTTTAGAAGATTTGATTTGTGTATATTATAATAACTAAATATAAAAATATCTAATATTTAGTATTTAATATTTAGTTGTATAAATAATTAATTGCATAAATAATTAATTATATTTACATTATATATATTTACTTAAAACAATAAATTTAAATTATGTCATTTAATAGCGTTACGTTAACTGTTGCTGGTATTATATTTGTTGTTTTATTAGCAATTACAGCATATTTTATTTATCAAGACCAGAAAAGTAAATTTACATTGATTCAGGCGACATGTCCTGATTATTGGATATTAAAAAAATATGATGATGGAGTCAATAAGGGAAAAAATTATTGTGAACCTAGTAGTAAGAATATGGGAACATGTAGCTCTGTTCCTGGAGCAATAAATCTTGCACCAAAATATAATGTATTAAACGACAGCAATGAATGCACTAATTATAAAAATAAGATGACGTGGGTTAATAACTTCTGTGGTAAGAAAATACTATGGGATGGGGTTACAAATAATGCTGAACTTAAAAATAAATGTAAATAATAAAGTAATAAATAGTTTTAGATTTTGTAATAAATATATAATAATAATATAAGTATTGTTACTTTATTATTATTGAGATTTATATAGTAGGATGGTGAAAAAAGAACAGGTGAAAAAAGAACAGGCGAAAAAACCACTAACATTAAAAGAAAAATTAAAAGAACAATACAAAATTAAAGAAGCAAATAAAAAAAATGCCAGACTTGAACGCGATGTAGGTATTTTACGTTCTTTACTAGTATACCCTGACGATGGTAGTATTCCTACTTTTCAAGGTATTGATAACCATGCTATCAGAGCAGAACTTACTCAGCTGTATGGGACGTATAGGGACACACTTAAATTTTTAATTATATCAATTATTGATATTATACATGATGCGCATGGTAGTCGTGTTGGTGCTACTACTCAGGTTGCTCAATCACCGCTGTTCAAATTAGTGGTATGTAATATTTTTCGAATACGTCTGGATTTATATGAATTTATTTACACCAAGGTTGTCCCTGTAACCCAAAGTGTTTTAGAAAAATTTATAAAAGGTAGTGTTCCAGTGGCTACTAGTATGACTGCTGAAGTATATTTTACCGATATATCCATAGCTCAAGGATACCCACCACCACAACCACCACCACAACCACAACCACTTACAGTTACTACTATTTTAAGAGATAATGTTGGGATAGGAACTACTTTAAGACAACATATAGAAAGACTAGGGTTTCAAATAGTATTTGCCAAAACACCATCTATAGTTTTAGATTCTGTTTCTGTACCTATGACAGCCCAGGATTATATTACATTAAATGCTAATATATCTCCACCTACTGTTCATAGTGTTGTGAACGAATTGTTTCCTGGTACAGTAAATATCCAGGTCAGTACTCTGGTTGGTGGTAATTATAGTGCTAATATTAGTTATACGCCTCCTGCTGCTCCTGCCCCTGTTTTTACTCTTACTTTTCCTTGGAATCCTACGTCTGATCCCCTAGTTGGATACAACCCGATAAGTTGTACTACTCTTCCTCCTAGTATAGTACAAAATCTCACTCAGATAACATGTTTACCTCCAAATAATACAAAAAATTGTGCTTTTATAATAGCTTATTCAAATGTAGGAGATAAAGCAGTTAGAGTAACTCTTGCGGAATATATAACACGAGCTAACAATGCATTAGGAATAGAATTATCGAGAATTGCTCAAGGTATTTTAGGTTTCCAACCTTTAACACTTGAACAATATATACTATGCAAGTTAATAGGTGACTATTCTTACGTTTTATATTATACTAGAGGTATGTTGAATTTTGTTACTACGTCGGATATTATATCAGGGTTAAGACTTTTTTTAAAAGGTGTGGCGGTATTATTTAGTATGGGCTCGCAGACGATTGTCTGTTATAATAGTATGAATTTTAATGCACCGTTAGTTGTTGAAAATTTACCTCGTGTAATAAATACTATTGCTCAAAAAAAAAAAGTAGTAAAAGAAAAAGCAGAAAAAAATATATTAAATAAAGTTAAAGGACAAATAAATAGCCCCGGTAAAACAACTAATATTAAGCCAAAAATTCCAGTAAAGGCACAGATATTGCGGAATCAGAAATCTAGTATACTGCGAAACATACAAAGAGTAGATTATGGAGTTGTTAGAACCCGCCAAAAAGGTGGACAACCAGAATCAGAACCAAAACTTTCATTATTTGATGAAACTGTATCTGCAGCTGTAGAGAATCCTTGGTTTAGTAAAGAACTATCACCATTAATCAAATCCGTCATTAATCCTACAATATCACATGAAAATTTAGAATTATTAATTAAAGTATTAAAAAATCAATTTAAGATACTCAAAGACCAGTTAGACAAATTTGAAAAAGGAGGTAATTTTTTTATGTTCAGTAATAGTACGGCTGTTAATTACTGGAGTTCATGTACCACGATTATTAAATATCTGAATGCTATTTTTGATATAATGAGTTCAGAAGAATTTATAGCATATTTTACTACGAATTGCTCGGGGGAATCATATCAAGAATGTATTAAGCTTATGAGACAATATGTGATAGTGTTTCCTTTTATATTTGACACAGAAACAAATAGTTGGTATTTAAATTATACTTATCCCTTTAATGTTTGTTTAAATGATTATATATTATCTTTATTAGA